AACGAAAAAGATGTGCCGCGCTCGGGCGAGAAACCCCAGGGCGGCGAGCGGAGGAAAAATTTATGAACAAAGGACAAGTCCCGAGCGTTGGCACTGGCGACGGGTTGGCCGAGGAGGCTACGCAAGCACTGGAACGCATCCGCGCCGCCAAGAAACCCACGCGGCGTGGAATTCTTGTCTGCGGGCAGATTATGGCTGAGATGCTCCGCATCGGGTGGAAAAAGGAACAGCTCGACGCGCTGGAAATCCTCTTCTGGTCCGTCCGCGACGGGAACGGCGAAGTCATCAAGCACTCTTCGGCCAACGTCAAAGATGAGCCACGACCACAGCGGCAACGTTCTTTAGAATAACATATATCATGATCGAATACCTCATAACTACCCCCTACGTGACGGCTGTGGCCGTTGGCTCTGGCACCTTGTTGGGCTGGGCCTTGCTTCTTTGGTCACTTTTTATCGGCACTTTTCTTGTCTGCGCCATCTACGTGACAGTGACAGACCGGACTTGGTCCGGTCCTCGGGTAAAGAGTAAGGTAGATGAGGACAAACGTCTGGATAACAATAATCGCTGTGAGCCAAAACACTAAAGCATTCGTGCGTCCCGTCTGGAATGTGCTTACGGTCTGCAACGAAACCATTCTCTTTTGCGCTCCAATCAAACGTTGGAGCTGGAATACAATCGCCGCGCCTTCGCTAGTCGTCGGAACGGGAGCTAGCGACTCTTCGTGGACATCGCACAAAAGCTGCTGGACCGGCTTTTGCAGATCGTGGTCGGTCTCAACACGCGCCCGCTCTCTTCTGGCCTTCTTTTCTTCGTCAGACTCATCAAAATCCTTACGGGTCCAATTGCGAATGTTCTGGAATGGATTCATGATGGTAATTTTTCTTCGCCCAACCAGTAGATATGACGACTTGAAAAGTCTAAAAGCTAACTCAAAATGACCAAATCCGAACAGTCCCAACTCTCCGAAATCCTTGACGACCTAGTTTCTCAGAGAATCATTCTGGAATACAACCGGACTAGTTGGTCACATGATGGAGTGATCCATTACGGCTTCCGCATTCATTCCGTTAAATTTGACGAATCCATCACTTTGGCCTCTCCATTTGACCGAGAATTCGTCCTGAATCTGCTCGCCTTGGCGGAGGCCCGCCAAAAACATGGCGCCGCCATTGAGTCCGTCCTGTTCCAGCTGCGGGAGAATATCACCCATGAGGTCGCGAAACTGTATAAGCTGCAACTGAAGGGTGCCGTTGCCCCGGTCCCGTCCGAGATTACCGTGAAGGAAGTTAAGTTCGTAATCTAATAACATCTTAAGAGACATTCCGATCAGAACTGCTCTCTGTAGCATTTAGTTAGACCTATTTTATAATGAAACCACATCTCTACATTCATCGAAATCTCTATGCCCGTGGCCTCGGATTCAGCATCGTCCGCGAGGGGCGGTTGATCTTTAATTTTTGGGCGTGGCACCTGTCTGGATGCTTCTACCTTGGAGAGCGATACTTTGCCGAAGAATCGCATCAAAATAAACAGCTGAGAGAAGCAAATGAACGCGCGCAGACGGCGCTGAGCAAGGTTAAGGACGCGCTCAAACGTAATGACTGGCTCGAAACTGTCGCGGCCTACGAAACGCGTGATGCGCTATAGGTCCAACCCGATTTATGCCCATTACCTACATCAAAGGCGATCTGTTGCAGTGGCCGGCGGGGATCAATGTCATCTGCCACGGCTGCAACTCCTTGGGGCTGCATGGCGCGGGGATTGCCGCGCAAATCGCCAAGCGTTACCCGACAGCCGCCGAGGAATATAGACTCTTCTGTAAAGCGGGAGCACTCGGGCAGGCCGCTTTAGGCAGCTATCACGTTTCCGATGTGACCGAGGGCGAGACCAAGCGCCGAATCATCTGGCTCGTCACCCAAGAGAAGGTTGGCACGGACAAGCGCCAATTGGATTATGAGGCCCTTTACTCGGGGCTGTCCGATATCAAGTCCCTTCTGGCCATAGCACATTCCCAAGGTCGAGTCTGGCACCTTGGCCTGCCGCAATGGATCGGTGGCGGATTGGCTGGAGGCTCGGCACTGGTCATTCAGGCCATGGTCGAGGACATTTTCTACCAGTCCCCGGTGCCCTGCACTGTCGTGGAGTGGGAAAAGGGTGTGAAATGAGCAAAATCCGCCTAGTCTTCTTCATGATCTTCGCCACTTTCTCCGTTCTTATGGGGATTGTCTACATCCTGATCGGCGCGGCTATCGCAATTGACTTCATCTGGCCGTTTTTGCCGATGCTCTGAACCACTCCCACCATGCCTAAAACAAGACAAAAACCCAAGCCTAAATACTTGCACTGGGATTACCGCGTTGAATACCGCTACGGTGGAGATGACCTTTACAAAGAACTGCATGAGAATTTCGGGCCAGACGGCTGGGAGTTATGCGGCATTATCGGCACTGTCGAGCCCCCACCCGACATGAGCACAAACTGGCCTGCTGTCATCCGCTACTACTTCAAGCGCTCCCGCAAGTAAAACACCTTCTCCCATGTCCCACAAAACCGCCAAGCGAACCCGCCAAAACCTGACCCGACTCCATTCCATCGTTGACCGCCAGTTCCCCGGCGACCAGATGAACGGGGTCAAGGACTCCATGTTTCAGGCATTTTCCCGGAATCTGTCCAAGATGAGTGCCGCAGACCAGATTGAGGCGCTGGACAAGCTGGAGGAGATTTCCCGCAAATCCCTTGACAATGGAACAGAATCATCTACAATGACCGCGAACTAAGAAACCTGCACAAATCATATGTCTACCGACGAATTCATCTCCCTCACTGTCCAGTCTCTCCGTGAAAACGGCGCGACTCCCGAACTGATCGAAAAAACGGTCTCGGACCTGAAAAAGGCCAAAGCCGAGGAGGCCGCCGAGAAAGCGAACGCCCCCAAGCAGAAGAACAAGACCCAGTTTGTGGTCCTTGTCTCCAAGCCCGCACCCGGTCAGGTCGCCGGCAAGGATCAGGTCGGCTGGGTCATGCAAATCGAAGAGTCCGCCAGCCCCGCAGTCGCCTTCGACCGTGTCGTGGCCGCCGCCAATGCGTTTAACGGCTCCAAGAAGGGCAAGCGTGTGCCCGTCAAGACCATCGGGGAAACTCTGGAGAATGTCCCGGCCAAGTTTTACAAGGAGCCCGGCAAGGTGACTCGGGTCAAAACCCGGACCCCGGTCCTCGTCCAAGAAATCGCCTTCAACGAACTGCCCAAAAACTGATTTATATGCCCGACAAACCCAACCGAGCCCTAATTCACGAGGCTTCCGGCCACAACGCCACCAAACAGGTGTCCCAACTGATTGAGATGTTGGAAACCTCCTATTTGCAGACCTTCAAGAAGAAGCTGCCGGTAGACCTGTTCGTCTCCGTCTGCGGCGAACGTAACAATCCCATTATCGGGATTACCGCCTATTTTGACGACAAAAACCGGGAAGAAGTCGAATACCTGAAATCCGTCATCACAGAGAAGGTCCGCTGACCAAAGATGTTCCAAACCAATATGTCCTCCAATCACCAATCCAGTCCCCCGCTTCGATTTTTTGTTGAATTCTGGGATTCTCCCCGAGTCGGCTATAACACCGGTCTCGGCGTCGCAAATGCCCGGAAATACGCGCTTTACACCGCCAAGGCTTATGGTGGCAACGCCTTTTGCGAATACGCCGACGGCGCTTCCGAAGAGATTTACAACCCCAGAAACCGGAACTGAAAATTCTTCCCTCTGACCCAAAGAAATCCCGAAAAGCCAAGTGTAACTCCATGTATCGTGGATAAATCCGACTCTTCCAAGGAATCTGCCCAAGACAACCTGACGGCCGAACAAACGGTCCAGTTCTTGGGTTCGGAATTGAAAATGGCCCAGCACCGCCTGCATAAACTGATAAAAGTCAAAAAAAACGTGCAGATGGAAGCCAATAAGACGCGCGGGCTCATTTCCAATATCCAAAACAGGATTCAGCTGGAGCTGGATAAAAACCCGGCCATTTTCCGGGAATTCCGCAAGAACATGGAAGAAGAGCAGAGCGGGGAGTGATTCCCGCGACTCTTTTCGACATTTGGATTGACTCTTCGGCTATGCCGAGATATAAACCCGTTCGACCATAAACTGACCATGTCCATACCGTTCCAACTCTTAGCCGTTCTATTCGTAGCTGCCTTGGTTTTTGCCATCCGAATCCACTGGATTCTCTGGAAGACAGAGCGCCATTCCATTATGGGTTCATACTGGGTGATTATGACGAATCAGGACGAGCAAACGTCTATGGACCTGTCTGCGATATGGCCCTTTTCATATACGGTTTTCGAGTTGTGGCGCTGGGATTTTGGCCGTTATATCGTGAGACAAGATTTGCGCGAGGAAATGGAGGAATGGGTTCTGGATCAAAAAGCCAGAGACAACCTGACTTGGGAGCGGTTTAACCGCGAGATTGAAGGCGCGGTAATCTCCTCGGTTAAAGCGGCGAAACCCGACGACAAAACGGACTGATTCCATGGGCTCCTCCAATTTTACGGTATCAATCCATTTGCCGTCCTACCTCATCAAGGAGGGGCAAATCACGCATCTGGCGGAAGAGTTCTATGGCCGACAGATGGACGCAGCCAGCGGCGGGGACACGGATATCGTGGAATACGGGTTCGAGGATACCGCCGGGGCCTCGGGGAAGAAGAACGGCGAAGCGTTTCGTCGGACTTTGGATGAATGTTTTCTAAAACGGAAGCCTTGAAAAATGGAAACTGCTGCAAATCACGAACCGAGTTCGGACCTTCTCGCGGCGATGCGCGAGGATGCAGCCGAATGGAAAAAGGTCGAGGATTCGCTCGGAGAAGATGCGTGCGCCCGAAAGACATCCGAGCTACTGACCAATGCGGTCGCGGAAATCGAGCGACTGCGGACGATAAATCGCAGCGCCTGCGAGGAATGGGCTGCGGACCACACGCATCTGCAAAATCTCTGCCGCGCCGTTGGCCGCGCCGAGCACGAGGTCGAGGGCGACAGCTACTATGTGCCCAGCATCAGCGAACTGGCAGACATGCTATATTGCGAAAATAAACGACTGCGCGATATCATCCGCCGAGCGGAAATCGCCTTTTGCAAGGACGGCAGCGACGGCGAAGTTGCGGCCTCAATGTTTTCGATTCTGACAAAAGCGCACTACCCGAAAAACCTAGACGTATCAATCACACTAGAACGCACTCAAACCTATTAACGCCAAACCCTGACCATGCTCCAATCCACCGATTTTATCTCCCTTGAAGAAGACGCCAAAAACGGGGAGCTACACCTCATCCCTTACGGTGCCGGTCTAGCCCTTGTCTTCACTGGTCCCCAACCCTTCATTGAGCGTTGGTTCAATTGGTCAGTCAACCGCTCGGTCATCTCCCGATCATCCATCCTAAACGGGTGGGTGGACGGATTCAAGGGAACCCGCGCGTATGTTTGCCCCAAAAACAGGGGCAAAGTATTGAAGGGCCTCGTTTCTCAAATGGCTTGGGAGATAGTCGCCCGCCGGGAAGTTGAGATTACCGTCACCCGCGATCCCGAGACGGAAGAGGTTTCGCACCAATGGAATGAGGAACTGGTCGCGAAACTGGCGGAGGAAAGAGCGAACCACTTCATGGTGAATCACATCAAAACGACCGGCCTCGTGATGGAGCGCGCCAAGAGTATGGCACCCATTTACTCGGTTGCCACGCCGGGCCGGGCAGAGTCCTCGGGGGAGTGAGCAAAATGGTCAAATCTACTCTCCGATTTCTCGAAACCTGCGCCGGACTTATCGTTTTGACCGTGGCTTTTGCCGTATTTACAACGGTTGAATTCGTCATGGACCTGTTTTTGAGCGAAGAGGACGAAGATAGCCTTGATTTCTGATTGACTTCCGTCAAGTGATAGGGCATAGTCTGTTCCGAAATGGCCACCTTCTCCCCAGAACTCACGTTCATCCCTTCAACCGCGCCCTATTGCTTTACCTCTCTCGAAAAGGTGGAAGCCGTGGTCAAAGAGGTGAACGAATCTATCCGCAACCTCTCGGATGTCGCCGTTTTCCTGTTTGAGGCCAAGACAGAGCCCTTCCACCTTTCCACCTACGGCGACATCAAGAGTGCGTATTCTTGGTGCGTGGAAGTGACGCAGCCCATCCGGCCGTTGGAAACGCACTGGCTCACCGATAAAGACGAGTCCAACGCTATTTTCATGCCAGTCCTTGAGAAAATCTTCACGGTTTTGCGGGAATCCCATGGGTTGGTCCCGTCTGTGACCCGAAATGTCGTCAAAAATGGCCGGCGTATTGCAAAGACCTATCCCACGGGAGGTTGCCACATTCATATACAGCCTTCCATGTTCTCGGAATCCGTCCAATGGTATAAGGCCATGGAGTTATTCCATCGGAATATGGTGATTGACTTTGCGAATCGCCCCTACATCCGCTGGCTCTTGGCGGAATGGTCCGACAATCATAACAGCGAATGTCTGGTGACCGCCAAGAATATCGGGAAAAAGAAGCTGACCAAAGACGATCTGTTCTTTGAATCTGTCCATAACAATGTCTCTATCCGCCCCCGGTTCATGAACGGGCTCAAAAACACGTATTACACGTTTGAGTTTCGTTTCATCCGAATGGTGGAAAATCCCGCAGAACTGGCGGCAGTCGCATGGCTGCTGGACAAATGGACGTGCAAGATGGCGGACTTCGCAGCGGCCGGGCTGGTGTTGGAGCCCGAGATTAAGCGCAAAGACTTGGCGGAAATGGCCAAGGTAGGGACAGCCCGAAAGATTGTCCGAAAATGGCTTGACGGATTCTCCATAGATGCTACTATGGCGGCGAATCTGATGAAACTGTTTGACCGCAATTACCGGACCCGGATACTGCACGGGGAAATGCGGTAAACCATTTACAAATGAAAAGCAATTTTTCAAGAGGTTATTGCGCAATAGGTCTTGACAACCCAAAGACACCCGCAAATATCGCTGGCGTTTTGCGCGCCTGTGGTTGTTATGATGCCGCCATGCTTGCCGTCAGTGGTATGCGTTACAAAAAACATGCTTGCGACACCATGGCACAGTGGAGACATATGCCCATGCTTCAAGTGGATGACCTTCATGACGTAGTTCCCTATGACTGTATCCCGGTCGCCGTTGAACTCGTTGAGGACGCCAAATCTTTGGTTGATTTCGTTCACCCGGAACGAGCATTCTACGTTTTTGGAGCGGAGGATAATACGCTTGGCGAACGTGTTCTTTCATGGTGTCCGCGTCGCGTTATGATACCGACAAGGGTATGCATGAATTTGGCTTCTTGCGTCAATGTCGTGCTCTATGACCGAATGGCGAAGCGCGCAAAGATAGCTGCCTAGTCTTTGTATTTTATTCACTTTTCCCATGGCCAAAAACAACAAAAAGACCACCGCCAAGAAGAAGACTCCCGCCAAGGCGCGGGCCAAGACCGCCAAGGTTGAGGCCGCCGCTCCGACTGCGGACCAGTAATCTTCCGGCAGTTCACATAGGATAGCTCCAGCCCGGCGGGTGGCTGTTTACCCAATAGCCCGCACACTTTTGCAAATCACGAATACCATACCATGACCACCGAGAATCAGGAGACTTCCATCAAAACTGCCGCCAAAACCGCCGCCAAGGCCGACAAAAAGACCCGTGGCCCCAAACTCACGCCCGCCCGCCGCCACGGCGACACGCGGAAGTCCAAGGTATATCGCCGCGACTACAACTCCATGTTCTACATTAACGGCGGCAAGGACGTGACGAACGCGCAAAAGGGCGCGGTCATCTACCTTTCGGAGCTGTTGACGCGAGAGAGTCAATCGGAATAAGGTCTACCCCTATGTCCATGGCGTTCGCAATTTTCGTTTTGGCGATATTCGTCTGGTCCGTCCTCGGATTCGCGTGGATACTGCGATATATCGGGACCCTGCCGTTAGTCAATATGCCGCCTGTCCCGATCTGGCGCGATTTCGCGGCCGGTCCCGTCTGGTGGGTCTGCGTTGCGGTGTGGGCGTGGGCCGACCGCGACCGCGGGCGCGGCGAGGAGTGATAGCAACACACTTTATGGCCTACACACTGTTTGCATTCCTACTTGTCGTCTCATGGGCGACACTCGGAGCTACCGCCTCTTATATTCTGGTCCTCAAGGGCGAGCAGCGTATAACGCTTCAAACTCTTTTTGTGTCACTCTTTACTTTTGTGTTAGGCCCCATAGCGTGGATCGGTTTTTTTATCACTTGTGGAGACCATATTGTCCTCTGGGAAGCCAAGCCCAAGGACGACGCCGACTCCTCCAAGTCCGGCGCCAACAAACCGTGACCCCATACTTCCACTTCCCAGCTTTGGTAATCGGCTCCTTTACCGTGGTCGCTCTGATGGCCTGTCTAGCCCATTGCTTGGTTTACGGGTTCCGCTTCACTTCCAAGGCCCCCGGCGGCCTGCTCGCCGCTATGGCGCGACCAGCCCCGTATTCCACGAAAGATGACAATGGTTATCTCATCCACCTTTGGGAGGATGAGCACTATCGGTTTGTGTCCATCAATCGGTTTCGTATCGTTGTTTGCCTCATGTCCGAGCCGCTTTACACTGAGTTTATCACCATCCCGCGCGGCACCAAGGGATATGACACCGTTGTAGCTGCGGCAAAACTGGTAGAGTCCCTGCGGGACTATGCCGACCGAAAAGAGCGGGAAAACGCTTGACTTCGGCGCGCAGACGCTCTATGCTGGTATCTATGCATCGTTTCCTGACCGTAGCCCTCCTGTTCGCGGCTACTTCCATCTGCCGCGCCGTGCCGGTAACCTACTCCGAGGCACGCACCTATCTCGTTCAATGGGAAGGGTATAAGACGACACCTTACCGTGATGGTCCCGCAGGACACTACAGCGTAGGCATCGGCCATTCCCTGACTGCCAATGGAGAAGTCCCGCGCGCCAGATACAGCCCCACCCAGATTGAGCGCTATTTCGCCGCCGACCTGTCATGGGCCTTAGACGCGTGCCGCGCCGGGGTTCGCCGGTTTGATGATCTGCCGAAGGATATTCAACTGGTGGCACTCTCCGTGGCGTTCACCACCGGGAGGACTGGCTTCCATCGGTTCACCAATTTTAGGCGAGCACTCTCTTGGCGCGCTTACGATGCGGCAGCCGTGGAGTTGGCCGACTCCAAGTGGCGCACCCAAGTTTCGGTATCCCGGTTCAATCACTGTGTCAGGGTATTGCGTAGAAAGGGGCCATGACATCAAGCGACACCCCTCATCCCGCGGCCGGCTCAAGGTTCTCCGCCGTGCATCTGACCCCCGAAGGTTGGGTCGTGCTCTCGCCGTGGATAACGACGAAAGCGGGCGATCCATTCCGATTGCACTGCTGTCACTGTGGCGATGACTGGGAAGCCGCCGAGCATATCGCGAACCAACTCAATACTGCCGACATCAAATGAACGACGAAGTATTCAAAACCACCTACCGCGCCTCCGAGCTGGTAGCCCTCCTTGGGCCTGACGGGTATGGGGCTATACTCAATTCCGTTACCTCGCCATGAAATACCCCGAATGCCCGACTGATCGGACCGATTGCCGCTTTGCGCATGGAGCCACTATGTCCACCTGCATGTGGTCCCCACTGGAATATGACCGCGAGGGTCGCGCTGTCGGGGGTGGACTCAATCGGGTGACTCATTCTGTCAGGTGCAACACCTGTGGGAAGAACTTTTCCTCGGCGCAAACCGAGTTGGAGGACGCCCAAGGGAAGCCGCGAGAGTGGCGTGAAACCGAACCTACCTCCACATGAGCGCCGATAATCGAATTTGCATAATGGACTGCGGCCCCGACGGCTGGGCGGTCTGGCACGGGGATGGGTCTACGGACTACTACCAACCCCCGTGTCACGCGAAATGGTTCGGGTCCATACAGGAAGCCGACGTTTGGGTAATGGAAGTAGAGGCGCGTATTAGCTATCTGGAGTATGGGGTGCAGCACATCACCAAGGAGGAACAGGAAACCGGGCTGCGCGCTGAGATCGAGGATTTGACGGAGCGACTGATCCGTTTGCGTCATTACGGACGCCAATGGCGTGAGGAAGCTGATATACCGTTGCCCCTGTCGTCCACCGATGATATGCGCGATGCTCTGAAGGACATCAGCACAAAAGCACACTGTATCGCGCTCTACGGACCGGCAGCCATCAAGACGTGGCCTGAAGTGTGGGCCAAGTTTATGGAGATTAGCGCCATAGCAGCGCGGGCATTGGCAAAAGCGCGGCGCAGTGCGGAAACCCTTTGACATCACAGACAACACTCTATGGACAATATATCCACTATCGAAAAGCCCAACCCCACGCTGACTATCCTCAACGACGATTGCCTGAAAGCACTCAAAACGCTGCCAGACAATAGCGTCCAGTGTTGTGTGACCAGCCCGCCGTATTACGGGCTACGGTCATACCTCAAGAGTGATGACCCGGCGAAGGCCGCTGAGATTGGCGCAGAACAGACACCTGATGCCTACGTCAAGACGATGGTTGAGGTGTTTCGTGAGGTAAAGCGAGTGCTCAAGGAAGACGGGGTGCTTTGGCTCAACCTTGGGGATAGCTACAATGCGGCGGGGCGCGTAGGGCATGGGACGCGCATCGGGTATAAGCAGCAAACCAACCGCGCTTCGTCGGTTGGGGCAGATTCCGCCCGAGCCAACGCGGAAGGGCTCAAACCGAAGGACCTCTTGATGATCCCGGCGCGGGTCGCTATCGCGCTTCAAGCGGACGGCTGGTATCTGCGTGCAGCTTGCCCTTGGATCAAACGTAATGGGATGCCTGAGAGCGTCAAGGACCGTCCTAGCCAAACCATCGAGACGCTCTACATGCTCACCAAGAGCGAGAGGTATCACTACGATGCCGAAGCGGTCAAGGTAAACGCCTCGAACAATTCCCACTCTGCCAGCACCGCCACGGCGGCAAAGCGTCCGAATAGAGACGATCCTAACAGCCAACAGCGTCACCGCGCCAGCGGAGAGCAGACGGGAGGGAAGCGCACTCGCCGCTCCGGCGACTGGTTCTTCGAGAGCTGGCAAGGGATGCTTCAAGACGAAGAGGGTGACCCTCTAGCGTTCATCGTCAATACCAAGCCCTACAAAGGTGCGCACTTCGCCGTCTTCCCGGCTACCCTTATCGAACCATGCGTCAAATCCTGCGCCCGCGCAGGAGACACCGTCCTTGACCCTTTTGGCGGCTCAGGCACTACCGCCGCCGTAGCATTGCAGCACGGATGTAGCGCTGTTGTCTGCGAACTGAATGCCGACTATGTGCCGCTTATCCGAGAGAGGTGCGTGCCTTTTCTGTCGGAAACCCCTTGACAGGGCACCCCATCATCGGTTATCTTCTGATCCGTTATGCCAAACCTCGTCTCTACCCTTATCCGCCGCGCCCGCAAAGCGCTTCTCTCCCGTGAGCACCGTTACCTGTTGGGCCACCTAGAGAGTGCCCAAGTCCAGTTGGCCGCCATGGAGGACCACCTCTTCGGGGCGCTATCCTTGGCGGGTTCTCCCCGGGATCGCGTCCTAGAAGCGTCGCTCATTGAAGCGCGGGCTTATGTGGAGGTGCTGACCGATGAGGTGACGGCAGTTGGGGTAAAACTCCTTTTGCTGGAGGTCCTTGACGAAGAGAAGATTACGGAGGAGCGCCAGAAGGTGCTTGCCTGACGCTATCGCTTGTCTTACACTGCCCATCTCCCTCCTGTTATGACCCGCGAAAAGAAACCCCTTTGGTTTTGGCAAATCATTCTATATTTCCGCAGCTGCAAAAACGGCTTTCATCAATGGGAAACATTTGAAATGGCGGAAAGCTACAAGTGTGCCTTCCCGACCGGAACACAGCGAGGACGCAATTGCAAATGTTGCGGGGCACTCCAATACCGAAGCGACGACAACACTCACTGGCAACGGGGAGCGCGAGGCGTGCTCATACAGTCTTCGCCGAACGTTCCCGATCTGCGGGACGACAACTTGCATTATGGCCGCAATTCATGAAACCTAAGATCACCGTAGAGTCAGAGCGCAAAGGGGTTACCACGCAGGTAGCCATTATCAGTTCCGGCGACACCGAACTGATGCGCGCTTACGATATTGACTACGAATCGACCGACGCCATGGCCTGCTTTACCCTATTGGAAGCCCTGCGCAAGGCCGGCATCATTGAGCTGGAAGCCGATGATAGGGCCAAGAAATGGTGGGGCGAGTGAATGGCGCTTGACATATCCTGCGCTACCCTATACGATACCCCCATTCAATCATCATGAAGTCCACCAAATCCCCCAGTCGCCGCCCCGCCGCGCGCCCGGTCAGTGTCCAGTCCTTTTGTCGCGCCCACGGGACGGAAGCCATTGTTGTGAAGCGTCCGGTAGATGACGCCCGCTGGGTGGCTACCCACATCTATGGAAGGCCCAAGAGTTGGCGCTCCTTCCTGTATTACGCCTATGGGATGGACCTCTGGTGGACCAGTCAGTGGACCAGTCCCGAGGACACATTCTGTTGGAGCAGTGTCGCGGGGAACGGCGCCACCTCTGGCGCGGCGGTGCGCGACCTAGCACGTCAACTGAATCGGGCGCATACCCTGTATGTGGACGGTAAGCCGGTGGAAAAGGCGAGGTTCAAGGTCTGAGAACGACGCTCCCTTGCTATGCGCTCTATTAGAACCTATCCCATTGTCAAGGTCCGCCAAGGGTATTGGCACTACCGAGGGTTCGGCCTCAAGCGGAGGAGCGGCAAGAGGCGCGGCTACTCCATTGTCGATCTCGATGGTGAGCAAACCCCGACGGCGACCATCCGAGCCGCGCGCGAGACGGTGGATGGGTGGTATCGGCAGGGAATCGTGTGTTAGGTGCTTGACATCTGGTGTCAGACATGGCAGTATCCCCCCACATAGACCAAACACCTCTTTATGGACACCTCTATCCTAGCCTCCATCCAACCGATCCTGTCGGTTGTCACCCATCCTAACGCCGACTCTTTGGATATTGCCCAAATCAAGGGCTACAAAGCCGTTGTGCCGCGCGGGAAGTGGCGCGCCGGAGACCTCTGCGTCTTCATTGAGCCGGACAGCGTGTTACCGGACGCCCCGTGGGCTACATTCTACAAGGCCCGCAGCAACCGCGTGAAGGCTATCAAGCTACGCGGCGTTTTCAGTTTCGGCATTGTTGAGGACCCTGTCAACGTGGGCTACACCGGCCCGCTCACTCCGGGGTTGGACATCACTGCCGTGCTAGGCATTGTCAAATACGAAGCCCCTGCGCCGCAAGACTTGAGCGCTAGCGGCCCGTATGGATTCGGCATTCCAAAAACTGACGAAGAGCGGTGGCAGTCGGTGGACGACCTTCCGTATGGACAGTCTGTGGATGTGGCGCTGAAAATTGACGGACAGTCATTTTCGGCCTTCTGTGCCATATCCCACGTCTCACCCGGTGTTTTGGACGTATCCCGTGGAGTTGGAGGTCGTTCGTTCCTTTACAAGGAAACCAGCGACAACCACTATATCCGTAACGAGCGGCGGTATGGAGTGCTTGCCAAGTTGGAGCGGTTTTGCCGTGACAATGAAGGCGTCTCCCTCTGCGTCCGCGGCGAGCAATACGGCCAAGGTATCCAGACGAAGGCTCACAATCCACATAGCAAGCTACCCGTTGGGCTCGCCCTTTTCTCTACTTGGCTGATAGACGAGCGACGTTACGCCACCAAGGGGCACCCCTTGTATATTCATCGCCTTGCGCCGCAACTGGGGTTGCCGACCGTCCCGATGATCCAGCAAGACGTTATCCTCACCCCGGAACTGGTCAAGCGTTACAGTGAGGAACTGGAAACGATTGATGGGCAGCCGTTTGAGGGCGTCGTTATCAACCATGCCGGCGGGTCGTTCAAGGTGATTAACCTGCACTATGACGCGCGGAAGTGAGAATGGGTGCTTGACAAAGCGCCGCAAGACGTGCTAGAGTAGCCCCCATGAAACACCTCAGGTTCAAGCGTCTTATCGTTTTCTCCAACCGCGATCCGTGGAGTTGGGGCGGCTGGTCCCTGTCATGGGACGGGCACAACGTTATCGGTAGCGTCACCGCGCTGACTTTAGAGGTCGGCTTTGAATACATCCGACTCAGGAATGGGGTCGAGGCACGGAAGCGCAGCTACGGGTGGAGTGTTCCTCGGATTGGCTAACCACCCATTGACTCCCCATGTCCCTTTCCCCCAACCGTCTATTCTGCGAATCCTGTAACTGGCGCGGGAACGTGGACTCTATTCTAACAGCTCCCCACCCCTTTGATCCCGAGGACACCGTATCCGGCTGCCCGAAGTGTCGGGAAATCAACAGGTTCTGCCCAGTGTGTGACGAAAAAGGGTGCTGGAACATAGCGGCCTGCGGGACACCGTTGAAGGGCGGAGGCTACCGGCGGACTTGCTATATACATGTGCCATCATGAACGAACCCTTTACCACCATGTCCCGGCGCACGTTCGCCGAGGTCAACGCTATTGCCGACGCCGAGGTTGCTGCCAAGGCTCCGAAGCCCACCATTGAGGATGTTGCCCAAGAGCTGCGCCGCTTCTCTGGGGAATGCACGAGGGTTGCCAACAGTCTGGAGCGCGAAATCGAGTATGGCTACTGTATCCGGCAATCCGCAGAGAGCAAACAGGCGAGGGTAGACATTTTGCGCTTGCACGCCGAATGGGCGGAGGGTATACTCCGGTCCTTTAACCTCTCTCCTACACCATGAAAGCACTGCTATCCTATCTGTTCCGCCCGTTTGATTACCGAGTGATAGAGGAGTCCCAAGAGGGGCATCGCACCTTTTTCTACCCCGAATCACGTATGCCTATCTGGCCGTTTTGGATGCGGAGCGATGTGTATACACCCAGTGAAGGCGTTTTCTGCAATGCATTTTCGGACCTAGCCAGCGCCGAAGCCTTTATAGCCGCTGACAAGCAGGAACATGCCCCGGTCAAGCGCCGGGTCCATAACGTAAAATAATCGCACAGACATGAATCCAACAGAAAACATTTTCACACCCCTTGAAGCCAAGCTATCGCCGCACGCCAAGCACGCACTGGAAGCGTATGTGATTGGATTCTGGCGCGGAGACCAAGAATTGACCGTTCGTCAACTGCGCGATGCGATACGTTCCATTTACGGGGCCGCCGTAGACAGAGAGCTGGAACAGCATTTTGGGGAACGCCGTGACGCGGTCCTGCCGGATTGGATGAGGCGCTACGGGCATCCGAGCGAAAACTAAGAAATTACTCGATAAACACCCTTCATTTGTCCCACTCCACTACAGTAACCCTGTCCGTTAACCTCCCCGACTGCCGGACTTTACAGGTGTCCGCCGAGGTCGAGATTCACTGCCGGCGCATCTACATCCGGGGTCTCAAAGCCGTGGGCCAAAAGGTTAACGGGACAGTCCCCCACCTATCCGAAGAGGACCTGTCCCACGCGTATGACGCTGTGGTAGAGCACGTTCTGGGGTATCGGCGGGATTTGGTGGACACGGGTAGGGCCGCGACTTTTTGATTACCATGCTCATCTACCACCACCTTACCATCGACCTGAAAGCCGTCCGGGATCACTTAAACTCCCCGGACCTTTTCCCCGCGAACGACCGCAAAAAACTCACTGCTCTCTATGACACCTTTGAAGAGGGGCGGTTCCACGATTGCGCCAAGATGATACGGAAATGGGGTGACGCTGAAGGCGAGCACTACCCGCTGATCGAATGCGTGGACGAAAATGTTTTCGATGTCATCCACGGGACGGCATTTGGGGATGTCTACTCTGTGGCACCGGACCGCAAGGTAAAGGCGCGCAAGGGCCGCGCAAAGAACTGATACCCCACGTTTTATATGGAGCCACACTCATTTCGTCCCTTTATCCCCGGAATGCCAGATCGCGGACCGGAACCCATTACCTTGCGGGACTACCTAGCTGGTCAGGCGCTCGCCGGCATCATGGCGGGGCAACCCACCAGTAATGCCGAGATTTGGGCACCCGCAAAGGCTTATGCCATTGCAGACGCATGTTTGAGCATCGCCGCAAAGGGGCGTAAGTGAGGCGCGGGTCAATGGATTGTGAGGCCACGAAAGGAGCCAACACTTTCGGGGCTTGACAGGGACGGGAGAGTGTGGCAGGATAGGTGACATGAAAGCTATTATCGCTATTCTGTTGTGGATCGCCATTGTTGCTGTGACGATGGGCGCGATATTTATTGGCCAAACCGCCGCAGACGCCCTATTCGCTTCCGCTACCATCTCAGATAAATCGTCTGACATTGCAGTGAAGTCCTCTGCGGAATACGCTGCCAAACACGGCGATTACAGCGATATCCTCGCCACCGTGATCCATGACGGCCATTGGTTCGTTGTGGAAGCGCACCCCTCCAAGGGTGCCATCCTCCATCATCCTAGCTGCCCGTGTGCCAACCCCTGATGAAGGACCTTCCCCTCATCGTTGACGCCTTCGGAAATGACGCCGAAATTGCCCGTCGCCTTTGCTGCTTCACCGAATTCATCCAATCATGGCGACCCCGCCCGCTCCCAAACGGTAGGACCGAGCCCGGGCTGGAGCCGTCTGCGGGATTTATCGCCTCCGCCCTTGCTATACTTCGCAAAACCTGAGTTACCATGAAATCCCCCTTCCTATCCAACCTCCACCACGCCTACGCGCAAACCGATGGCACCTATGCTTTCCCGAATAGCCGGGAAGGTGACATGCTGAAGACCGCGAAACGGGAGATTGAGAGACTGCACGCGGAACTGGTTGAGTTAGAGGACCTTTCTCGGAATATGAACGCTACCCGTGTCATCCTACGGGACGAGATACAGCGTATCTGCGCCGGGATGCCGCGACTCAAGGTTACGCCTCCTTTGTCGAAAACGCCAGCGGTGGCTACCTTTCTGGGCTACGCTGTTATGCCGCCGACCGGTTGGGATGACGACTTTCGTGCCCAAGACTCCTTGGCTTACACCGCCGATGGGGCTTGGCGCAGGTTTTGCTACCCCGCTTTGCGCCGCGAGGCGTATGAGCAAGACGGGTTCCGCGCGGTGCCGGTGACGGTAGAGATTCGCGCGGCCCATACCGTCCCAAAGCCTTGACTTACCCACCTTATGCAACCCAAATTCACAGTAGAGATCGTCACGGATAAACGCCCGGATGTCACGCAAGAGCCGGCATTTGGCTATGGCAACGGCGCTATAGCTACCACCCTGAATGGTCGCCCTAAGCAGGTAACTGTCGTAGTGGACGGGAGCCCCGCACTGATTTTGGATATAGACAGTGACGGCAACCTGCACCTGACCAACGGCGTCGGGTCTTTCCAGCACCTTTTCGGCACGACGCTTCGCCTGAAGAATACCCGTCCTTGGGGCGGCAAGGAGGACAAATCATGAACGCCACCGAAATCTGTTCTACCCTCCTGTCCCTAGACTGGCGCGAGGCCCCTGACTCATCCCGCGACTACGCGCGCATGTTCTATAAACGTCACCATACACCTACCCGCTGCGCCTGTAACGACGACAAGCCCGGGATGCAGGTTTTCATTTATGTTTCCACTCTTTTCGGGAAGGTCAATGTAGAGATGGAAGTCTGCGGCCAATTGCCGGATGGAACATGGTTCAAGCTACTCAACTATGCGCTGCCCCCGGACGTGGACACTGTCCTATCTATGATCCCGAGAATGCTCGCCACATGGGAGGCCACGGCTTCCGCGAAAATAGGATAAACACCCTACTGGACAAGCCGGGGACATCGTGATACCCTGACGGCACCTTATGAAACGTCTCATCCCCTTCCTCCGCCGCGCCCACTTCCTGCACGCGTTCTTGGTTATCCTCGTGCTCTTCAACGTTGTCGGGAACACCGTTATCTGGCTCTCCACCGAGAGCGCCGACCGAGGGGTTTGGCCCGTTCAATTGATGCCATTCGTCTGGTTGCTCCTCTCACTGATTGTCGCCCCGTTATTCGCTTTCACTTGGGACGATACCATGCAGAGGGACGCCAAACGCGCCGCCGCGTGGGGCCGCATAGAAGCTGCTGTAGACGGGTTGGCCACCCAATACCGCAACCACCCGGATTACCTCGGTATCTCGGTCGCCTTCGAGCGTTGCACCCTCCACGTCAAGGCCGCGCCTTACGGACACCCGTTTCCGCACAACTGGGACGGGGTTCCGGTGAGGATCGCGGTAGAAGCACCGGACCGGTGGGTAGACTGGGGAAAGAAGCAGAAATAGGGGTTTTACCCTATTGTGTTGCTGCCCCTGATGTGCTACACCTTTCACCTACTCAAATGAATATGCCCACTCCCTTCAGTCTCCCTCACCTTCTGCTCAACGGCTTCATTATCGACCGAGGGCAGTTATCCCCAGATACCCGCAACGCACTGGCCGCCGCTTTGAGTGCTGGCGAAGTGGAGTATACCCAAATCCGGCTCCCCAACGGGCGCGCGGCGGGGAAGTGGACGGCTAAGGCATATCTTTCCACCACATGAAAACCTCAGACCAAATCGTCGTCTATCGCTCGCAGTTTGAGCGCGACCGTGACCAATGGCTTTACGAGAATCCGGAGGTCATTGTCTGGGGATTCGGTCTGCTCGCAACCCTGTTTGTCACCCTGATTGTGGTCCACATCATCTGGCCCAAGGTCCGAGGCCGCCGCTGAACCCAATGAAAATATCCGAACTTATCTCCCTGTTAGAGAAGCAGAAAGCGGACATTGGCGATGTCAACGTTGAGGTCTACAACGGGGCCGGTGACATAGCCTCTCCCTGCTCCGTTGAACTGGTCAACACCTCGCGGAAAACAGGTCAGGTCCGATGGGCCGTGTTCATTGACGCCTGACTGCCTATAAAGTCTCTACGTAGTTCTACCCACTAGACAACCAACAGCCGTTCTGCTACTCTCTTTTCCGTTAAATCAAACACAAAAACCATATCCACACCATGAAATCCATGTTCAATCGTATCCTCCTCGTGGGCGCCCTGATCGGCAGCCTGACTGTGACCGCCCCTGTTACCTCGGCCGCTCTGCCGCCTCCTACCGTGGAGAGTATCCCTGTTGAGGTGACGGCCAATTCCACAAATCTGCTCTTCTACTTCTACGGTATGCTGGACGCGATGGATGTAGCCGACTCCGGTCTGCTCGCCACCTCATTCCGCAACGTCGCGAACTCCAATCGCGTGATTGCGGCAACCATTCGGATTGACAGCCCTGTTATGTTCTCCTACCTCATGGGCCGCGCCGCGCAGTTTGACCGGGAAGCAGACCTTCGTGGGGAGCCGACGCTCTAACTGTTTACGACTCCATCCTTTGGGTGAGTGGCGGAATGTCCCGGGACCCTTAACGCCAAGTCAGGCAAAGCGGCGGCTCCAAAAGTCGTCGTGAATGTGGGTTCAAATCCCACCTCACCCAACTCCATTTTTACCATGTCATTGCAACCGCACACCATCTGGAAATTCCCCCTGACCCTGACCGAATGTCAGCAGGTCCTTATGCCGGAGGGCGCTAAAATCATGACGGCCCAAATACAGGCGGGAGACCTGTATCTGTGGGCTCGCGTCAATCCCGCTGCCGCCCGCAGGGGTCGGGTCATTCGCATTATCGGCACCGGGCACGCGATAGAAAATGATGACTGCCTTCATTACATTGCCAGCGTTCAGGCCAATGGCGGCGCGCTGGTCTGGCACATTTTCGAGGAGCTGGCCTCCTGATATGGTCGCCGCCATTGTGCTATCCCTCTGTTTCGGTATGGGTCTATTCCTTGGGATGGACCCTTACACTCAGGACTCCGAAGATGACGGTCCCGAAAACAACGATGACGGTCCGCTGTTTTACTGGGCGGCCGGAGATGGGGACGGGGACGGGGATTGACCAATCTATTTTATGCTTGAAATCCTAAAATTCATCTTCTCATCGTTCTGGACTTGGTCCGGGACGGTCGTGCTTGTGCTCGCTACCGGGGTCGCGCTGAACGCTGTTATCGTAGGGTTCCGTGGCAAGGTGGTTACACTTGGATGACATTGCTCATGAAGCATTGCCCCACCCCAGAATCCCCCGACCGCATAGTCTCCGCCGCTATGTTGATGGACGACGGGCTTATCATCCCCGGGGTCCGCCATTTTTCGCCCGACATGCGGGCCGTCCTCCATCGGATATACGGCGATGGCTACCACCTCAAGGTGCGCGAACAGGGGTTTATCGACATCAGGGGCACCTTCCTTGACCGCACAACCGCGTGGGCGCGCGCCGAAGCGACGGGACAAATCCGGGAGCAGGTCAGCAGCCCGGGCACCTTGTATAGCGAAAATCTGTATTGACAGGTAACAGCGGTTCCGCTCTCTACCTACCACATTATGGCCCTCCCCATCACAGAGACCCGCGAGAAGATTGCCGCCCTGAGAGAGCAGATTGCATACCTGCTATCCCCCGGCCGCCGCACGGGACCGTCCGTTTATGAGGTGGAGGACACTGTGACCGCGCTTCGACTGGAAGCCGATACCCTGACCGAGTCATTGTTTTGGGAAATGGCCGAGGGAATGCCGCGCTCTGGGTATCTGCACTGCAAAGGAGCAACCTCCTGAATGGCCGCCTTCACCCTGTTTTTGTGCTTGATTCTGGTTATAATCTGCGCTATCTTCGGAAGAGACGATAACGGTGAGGAGTAGACCCCCACGTTACGCCATCAAACCATATCCATGAAAACGTCCGAACTCACGGCGACAAACGCTCCCCCTCCGCAATACCCGACGCGAGAGTGGATCAATAGAATCCGCACCGATTTCAATGACGGCACCTTCTTTGAGGGTAACGAAGTCCAACACGCGCTGGTTGTTTCGTTTACAGCCCAATACCGAGGAGGGGTAAAGAAGACTGAAATCTTAGAGCGTGAAACACTTGTGGACTGGGAAGAGTATGACCGCATGAAATTTGCGGCAAAACACTAGCAACCACCTACCCTATGGACACCTACCAACCCATCTACGACGCCATCCGCAGTCGCCTATCCAACGGTGACATCGGCGAGGCAGTCCTTACCGCTTTCCGCAACGCCGGGATCGAGCACTACATGGCCCGAGCTGCGTCCAGTATCGCTCAAGCTACCTCTGAATACGAGCGTCCCAGCGTCATGATGAGGCCTAAACTCTCCATTGACGGCAACAAGTGGATTGCCCTCTACGGGGATAACCTCCAAGACGGGGTCGCCGGTTCGGGGGATTCCCCGGCGCAGGCTATGGGAGCGTTCGACATAGCTTGGTTCACTAAACTTTCGCAGCCCCCAGTCTCTCAAGGTATCCCCGCCGTGTCAACGGTAACGGGGGGCTCTCCCGCAGGTAACGACGGAGGCATGGGGGCTGCGAACCCTGTGAGCAATGGGGGAGCGCAATGAACGATGTAGACTGCCCCTATTGCGGCGCGCCGCAGGAGATAAACCACGATGATGGTTACGGTTACGAGGAGGACAAGCTGCACGAGCAGCAGTGCGGCAAGTGCGAGCGCCATTTCGTCTTTACCACACAGGTATCCTTTTATTACACCGCCTACCCTGCACCGTGCCTCAATGGGGTGCCCCATAAGATGAAACCCGTAGTTCACTACCCCAAGCATTGGCCCGACTATAGGCGCTGCGCCGACTGCGGGCACGAAGAGCGCGGGGACTATGTGCCGAATCCTTAACCACCATACCCAGTCATGAACCCCATCTTCCGCTATCTCAAAACCCGCGCCTATCACCGGGCAACCGAGGAATTGGCCGCCGCGGAGGCCCAGTATGCATTTTGGCGCATTCAATACGACCACGAGACTGGTGGAGTTCCGGCTTCGGTGACCCATCGTTGCGGCAGCCTCCTAGGTAAAATAGCCAAACTCAAGGTGCGCATCCCCCGGTTGGCCTCCGAACTGGGGCACCCAACACCTCCCTGCGCTCGCTAGAATAGGGTAAACTCCCTATGGCGCGCATCACTGGGATGTGCTATCCTTCAACTACACATGAAAGCCAAAACCTCCGCTTCTACTCCCCCCTCCGACACCGCCATGCTTGACTGGCTGGACAAACAGGGCGCGCACTACGAATGGAAACTCCAGTTGCCTTCCGACCACCCCAACGTCAATCACTGCGTCTTCCTCTGCCGGAACACTACCAGCGGGTATGCCACGGTGCGCGAGGCCATAGCGGCGCGGATGGCAGACAACAGTGCTTGGCCCAAGTGACCTAGGTAATACACCCTATTGCCACCGCCGATTAAACCTGCTATTCTAGCCACACTATGCCCTCCAAAACCGAAAGAATCCTCAAAGACGGCACCCTGAAATTGACCGAATACGAGCTGCGCCACATCAATTCGGACGGCGACGCGTTTGACGTGCATCACGGGGACACCCAAGAGGAGGCCCTGCGCTATGGTTCCATCGGGGACCATAACGGCGAGACGGTCGCCCTCGTCCTCGAAAAGCACGTTAGCTACCACCCCGCGTGGCACACGCCCGACGGACAAGACCCCGACACTTACACTCTCATTGCCACGTTCGGGGACAAAAACGCCCTGCGCGCGGGCGGGTGGATTGACCCGGAGCGTAACGACGGGGGATGCACACCCATTGTCCCGGAGGACTCCCCGTGTCTGCCAAAAAAAGATTGACAATGAGCCCCCGCCGCCGCCGAGGACCCTCACGCTTGGCCCACATGCTGACCATGCGTGCGCTGGAAAAGGCCATGTCCAATGCTATTGACCATATGGACGAACTCAATCGGGAGAATGCCGAACTGGTGGAGTGCCTTCTCTTCTGTAGAATGCACCTGCCGGACCGGAAGGATGCGACAAAATATATTGATAGAGTGCTGGAAAAGCGTTGACTTTTGTGAGGCCGTCCGCTACCCTCCCTCCAACATGACATCTGAATCCCCTCATAGCGGCAAAATCTGCCAGACCTGCAATCTATGGGAGCCAGAGAAGGACTACCGTCCCGACATGGCAAACATGGGGTATTGCCCGCTCTTCAATAAGCGCACCCGTTTCGATCATGGGACGAACTGCACGGGGCACAGCGCGTTTCATTCGCCGGACACCGGCACATCAACGAATCTATGAAAACTGACTACAGCATCACCATCCCGCCCCGCACGCTTGAATCCCTACGCCGTTACGCAGACTTCGGGGTTCCTACCGGCTCCTTTCTGCGCGCCGTGCTGTGCAACGATCTGTTCGGAACCTACGACCGCGCCGATAACGAGAATAGGGCCGCTATCGGGGCTATTCTGCAATACGTTTACAATGAGATGCCGGCCAACTGTTGGGGCTCCCGCGAGGTTTACCACCAATGGATGGCCACCAAACAGGCTGCTAACGGGGTGGGTGGCAAATGGGCGGGGGAGGCTTTCGCCTGAAGGACGCAAGAATAGGGTCTTCTCCCTACTGGACAAAGTGACCGGGATGTGCTAAGCTATAAAACATGAACAAACGACAATTACGTGCCTACGAAATGGCTTCAAATAAAGTGCGGTCTATATGCGGCTTTCGTGATGGTGAAATCGGTGGCTGCGCTGTATATTTTGAGCCCGGAAAAGGGACTTGGTATATCCAAGGGTATGGGTATCTTGACGATTTGGCTGAAAACGATGAAATACCGAAATTTCTTTCGGCCGACACTTGAACATGACCTCCTACACCCACCCATTAGCCCACCTCTCCTACTCCGGCACTGCGCGCGGGGTTACGTTTCAGTGCTCCCCGGCACGCGCCAAGGGGAAGATGTCCATTGATCTGACCCGAGAAAACTCCGACGGCTTCAAAGGTGTCGCCCACCGTTTGCTTGACGCCCTCAATGCACGCTGGTCACGGCAATCCGGGTATGTGCTCTCCCCGACGCGCGCGACTCAATGGCGCGCCCTGTTTGTGGCCGGCTGGGATGCCGAATTTGATTTCCGGGGTGCATACGGGCATAGGACCCCGCCGATGCTGGAATCCCCGGACGGCCGGAAAGTGACGTTGGCCGAAGCGGTGAAAGAGGTAGGGGGAGCAGAAACCCATTGACCCAAGCAATGCCTTGGTATGACAAAGAGCTGATAACCTGCCCTGTCTGCTGGGCTCGGTTTTCAACCCCAATAGACCGCTTTTGGCACCAACAGTCCAAGCAGGGGCGCTGTATACCAACGATTCGGCGCTTTAGGCGGATGCAACGGGAGCGACCGGACCTTGCCGCCAAACATGCCCACGCCTTTTCAGATTGTGAATAAAGAGCCTTGACTTGACCACAGACACTGTGTTACCTTCTGTTCCATCATGAAACTGCACGAATGCACCTATGGCCGCATGGTCATTACCGAAGACAAAAGAGTCGGACACGTCATTGGCGTGACCTATAACGTCCGCCTCGCCTATACCGGTGGGATGTCCAATGACGATCTGTTTGAGCGCACTATCCCGCTGGTCAAGTTCGCGGACGGCAAGCATGGCGTTCATCACGGCAACCTGCAACCCTTTAACGGTTGAGAGGAAGTGCCCCATCATGAAACCGCGCTCTTCCACCTCTAGCCCTACCTTCTCCATCGCCACTTTTCTCGCCGAACAGTCGCGGTTGAACGCGCTCTTTTCGCGCTCCAATCTGGCCCGTGCTTTGGAGGTTCGCATCAAGGATGGCACTCTGTATGTGCCCCGCATGCATGAGGTAACGTATAGTGTCTGTGCCATGTCTTACGCACTGAAGGACGGCTATAACGGAAGTAATGGCTTTTGCGTTGAGTTTAGTGTGGGGGGCTACTATACCGATGAAGCCCATATGGAGCACGAGACTTGGTCCCGCTCCCATTCCGTGCTTATTCCCTACGGTGTAGCGGACACCTATCGCATTGAAACCGATAAGCACGGCTGGGAGGTTATGGTCTGGGAGTATTCCGAAAAGGCGCTCAACATCTGGGCGCGCCAAACGCAGAAGATGCTATACGAGAACCGTTTGACTGCCTTGCGCCGCAAACGGGAAACGTCCGACGAGGCGATTGACTTCGTGGAGTCTGTCCTTTCCCGCGCGAATAAACGCTTGACTTGAGGGAGTAGCTGCTGTTACCTTCCCATCACCATGAAGCAGCATACCCATTTCCCGCCCTTGGATTCCCGTAGCCTGCCCGTCGTCTCTGCGGCGCTCAAAGCCGTTGAGGAATCCGACGGGCGCATGAACGGTTATGGTGCCAAGCAGCGGGGCGATCTGGAGTCGGAGGCCCGCGCTGATAAAATCACAAAACATATGAATCCCGAAAACCTGATTAAAGCCCATCAATCCATCGAGTTGGCAGTCGCCGACTTGCGCGCCGCTTTGACGGACGCTATCTATAGCGATAACCGCTTTGCAGAAATCACTGTCAGGCACGCGCTTGAGGATGCAGCCATTCTGGAATGGAGATTGAAGAATCTGACGGAAGCCGCGAAAGGCGAAACCCCCCAAAATTAACACCCATGCAACTCTACAACGTCGAAGTCACTTACAACGTCGTCATCCTTGCGGAAAACAAGCGTGACGCCGAGCGGCAAGCGCCCTATATCGCGCGCCATGAAGACGATAGCGACCCTGTCGCAGTGGTATCGGAGCAAATCGAGTCTGCGGCCGATCTGAAGGACCTGTGGGACGCTGACTGCATCCCTTATGGCGATAACCCCGGAGGCCGCACGATTGAGGAGATTTTGGCCGGTTAACTCCCCATTTTCCCATGTCCCGCCGCCCGAAATGTCTCTATTCCCCCGGCCGCACGCCTTATGACGCCGCGCAAGTGTGTCTGTGGTGTGAGGGAACAGACAAGGGGAGGGCCACCATGAATGTGTTGGAATCCGAGGGTCGCAACGTCCGGGGCGGCATCTGCCCGGATTGCCTAACCCGGCATAACGCCGATTCCCTGCGCGGGACGGGGTGGGAACTGGTTGGAGGCTAGAGTAGGGTGTTTACCCTACTAGACAAACCGCAAAAACTGCGCTAAGATTTTAAAATAGTATGAAAAAAATCAACTCACTCACCCCCGATCAGGAGCAGGCCTTGATTGAATACCGTGGAAAATGGCTCAAAATCGGTCGTTCCACCGAGCCGTCGGATCGCGCAAGGGCAGAAAAAGCGGTGACTCGTATGTATGAACTGATTGGTAAGCCTGCGCCGCGTTTTTGGTGGTGCGACGGTCCCGCAGTAGGCTCAATGGTAAGAGCGATTTTGAATGATCCAAAGAATGGAGTGAAAACCGATATTTTGAAGGAGACTAATCTGTGGACTAATCTGCGGACTAATCTGGAGACTAATCTGGAGGCTAATCTGCGGAATAAGCTGGAGACTAATCTGCGGACTAATCTGCGGACTAATCTGTGGATTAATCTGGAGACTAATCTGGAGGCTAATCTGCGGAATAAGCTGGAGACTAATCTGGAGACTAATCTGGAGGCTAATCTGCGGAATAAGCTGGAGACTAATCTGCGGACTAATCTGCGGACTAATCTGTGGATTAATCTGGAGACTAATCTGGAGGCTAATCTGCGGAATAAGCTGGAGACTAATCTGGAGACTAATCTGGAGGCTAATCTGGGGAATAAGCTGGAGACTAATCTGCGGAATAAGCTGGGGACTAATGTTTCATGGTATTTTTGGGGCTCACACGAAGCCTCTTGGTCTGCATACTACAATTTCGTAAACGAAGTCATAAAACCCATGTATTCCGTGGGTGACAAAGAAAAACTTCACCTCTGGCTATCTCTTTCTGAATCTACCGGATGGTGGCAACCTTTTGAAAACATCTGTTTTATGTGCGAGCGCCCATTGATTCAATCCGTCAACGGGCGTGGTCAACTTCATTGTGAGACCGGTCCCGCAATGGTCTGCCGCGATGGCTGGGAAATTTACTCGCTTAACGGTGTTACCGTTCCAAAAGAATTGGTTACGACTCCGGCGGAAGATTTGTCCATTGATTTTTTTACTCAGGAGAAAAACGCTGATGTAAAAGCCGAGTTTGTGCGCAAATTCGGAGTCGAGCGCATGATTGATATGGGGCAAATCGTGGACACTTTTGAGAACTACCCGGATCAAAACGCCTATTCTTGGTGGTGGAAAAGCCAGTATCAACTTATTGACATGAAAACCGCGTTTCCGGGACTTGAATACCAACCGTATCTAAAAATGAGGAACCAGACAACTGACATATGGCATATGGAGGCGGTATCACCGGCTTGTCGCACACTGAAAGACGCCCTAAAAGAGCGGTTTGGCGGTCGGGATATGAAAATCGTTGCGGTTGCTTAAAAATAACATTGACTTTTGAACCCAATCAGCATACCATAAGGCAATTCACCATGAAATCAAATGAAATCAAATGAAATCATCCTGCACGGGGAAGCTACTGTTTTCCCCTCAATCATCCCGACTGCCGCGAAAAAGAAACGAATCAAACGCGACTCTTTTGTCGTCGTGGCCAACAGCGAAACCACTGGAAACCATCACGTTGTAGACGCGCTGGAGGGCGTCGATTTCTACGAAACCGAAGCTGGCACGCTCTTCATGGAGAATTCTGTGGAGACCAAAATCCGCTGTGTCCATGAAAATCGACATGACGCCATCACGATTCCGCCCGGCACCTATGAATTCGGAACGCAACAGGAGTATGACCCGTTCGCGGCGCGGATGCAGAAAGTGCGGGACTGACGGATAGGGTTTTTACCCTACTTGACGGATACTCGGGGATATGCTACTGTAACGGCGATCTGAAACAACCCATTCTAACCTACCATGTCCAATTACGCTACCACTGACGGCGCCGCCGTCCGTTTCGACACCAAAGACCATTCCATCCAAGCAATGCACGCCTTCCGCGTCTTCGTTATGGACGCAAACGCCGGCAAGATGGGTGGCGACTTTGACATTCTTGATTTTTGCCTTGAAACAGCCTTTACTATCGGATTTCGGGCCGTATCCTCCCGGGCACAGAACCTTGACTGGCAGCTCGCCCAAATCCTCGCCTTCTTCAAGGCCCAGCCGGGCATGATCGAGTTCAATGCGCCCGTCCTTGTCGCTGCGGACGGGGTTTACTGGAGCGCGGAGGACGAGAAGGAGGCGGCGAGTCAGTTCTGACAGACCTACCCATTTACCGTCATGCCTATGAATATGTCCTACTGCCGGTTTGAAAACACGTTGGCCGCTCTCCGGGAGTGCGAAGACGACCTGTCCGGCGTCAACAATCTAGGTCACCTCTCGGATGAAGAACAGAAATGTGCCCGTCGGCTTATCCGTCTTTGCGCGCGGATCGCGGAAGACTGGGAATCGGAGCTTGACAAGTGACCGACTGTAACCGATACTCTGCGCCGATAAGCTGACACCTATTCAAAGCCATGAACATCACACGAAACACCCGCCGCGCCGACGGCCTCACGGTCGGGGAAGCAATGGACCGGGACGCCGCTTTTCTGCGCTCCCTCGGGTTTGACGCCAAGGACGGGCAGCCCACGTTTGACGAACAGCGCGAGGCGCTAACCGACAAGTGTCGCGAGGCAGTGTTGGCGGCGCTGGATGGGGTAGCCGCAGAAGTGACAGGTAACAGGGAGAACGGCCCCAAGGACGGCGAACTGGCGCGGCTCTTTGATGGGGTTGACGCCATCGCGGACCGCATGTTTTGGGAATCTATCCTTGACAAGCGGCGGCGCTAGGCAGTATAGTATGGGCGTAACCTAGAGATAGGACGCAACCCAAACGCACGATACCCATTCCCATGAATCCCGATACCTCCCTCACTCCCGACCAACGCGCCGCCGCGATTGACCGTTTGTTGAACCACATTGAGGACAACGTCCCGTCAGTTGACGCCGAGCAGCTTTACTCCGAAATGCTGGACGAAACCTATCCATTTGCCGCGGGCGGTCTGTTCGCCAATATGTCCCCGAGTCGCGTTCTAGCCGAGTGTGATCCAACCGCATTCCGATGCGGGATGAATGATTATATGGATAGTCTGGGAGATACGCTGATTGGGATTGACGGGAACTACTACAGCTGCACCGCCGCCGAGGAAGCACGGGACGAATTGGTCAGCGAGATGGACGAGGAACTTATGAAGATGCGGGCCGGGGCGGAGGACGAGGAGGCTATCGCCGTCCTGTTCGCGCAGATTGAGGCGATCCGGGATTATACGTTCTGAGATGGGGTAGCGGGGCAGATTGCGCGCGCCGGGGGAGTTGACACACTGGCCGCGCCGTCTTCCCTTTCACTTTTGGTCCCATAGTTTAACGGTAAAACACGAGGCTTATACCCTCCAGCCGAAAGGTCGCCTCTAGATTTGAGGGCGTTACAGGTTCAAATCCTGTTGGGACTACCATTTTACAATTTTACTCATGCGTGCCCTGCTCGTTCATCCCCACCCCATAACGTTCCGCCTTGAAACGTCTACCGTAGGGGGCAGAACCCTTTTGTGCTGGACAACCACCCGGTTTGGCGGCAGAGACGGTTACGCCCCCTATCCACAATCCGTTATGCTGGAAACAGAGGTGGCCGAATACATCGCGGGACTCGCAGCGGAGAACGCGAGGCTGAGGGCGGCACTGGAAAAGCGCAAATAGGGGATAGACCCTACTTGACGGCAACCCGAAACCGTGCTACGTTGCCGGTGCCATGAAGAACATGCCTCCTCTCACCTACTCCCCCTCCCGGCGCTGGGCAGTCCATACCCATATCGGCGTCTATTGGGACGGCGGCGTCCGCCTGCTTGGCGTCTACCGCTGGTGGCTTCTGGCGCGCATAAAGTGCTGGTGGCATGTCCGTATGGAGAACCCCATGCGTATGGGCACCGTGCGCGGCGTTCGCGCGGATGCTCGGCTTGATGGCTATTATGGGAGCGAAAACGAGTGGCAAGAGGCCATGAAGGCGGCGCGGGTCGCCGAATAGGGGATAGACCCTATTGTATTTCCCCACTATCCTCTGTCATACTGGCGACGCAATGAACACTAATCCTCTCACCCGCTACCTCTGTTCCGGTTTCCGCTCTGTCCGCGCCCACTCCATGCAGGAAGCCGCCGAGACCTTCGCCACCCGTGAAGCGCGCAAACTCTTTGGTCGCCGAGGTTACTGCCGCACTTGCACGTTGGGGTCTTGGACCCAAGACGGCACCGCCGGGGAGTTCTCCGCTTTCGTGGGCTACCGCACTGGACGCAACGAAACGACCGGGCGCAATGTGCATTTGACGGTGTTTGTCGCGGATGCCACTTGAAGAGCGCCGGATTCCGGGCTTGACATAGATGGGGCGTCTGCTACCTTAGCCAACGTAAACCGATAACACCCAAAACACATGAATGCTTCCGTTACCACCATCCCGTTTGAGTCCGTTATCAAACAGATTGAACGCGCAACGGCCCTTTTCGTGGACGAAACATCGCTTGTTTTCCCTCAGATTTACGCCGAAGGGGAGGAATACGATGACGCTCTCCTTTCGTTTGAGACCGCTTACGGGGAAGAGCGTTTCACAGTTGCCGACAATATGGAGCCCAAACTGATTGACGGCGCGATCCATTTGATGAACACGGATGGGAACGAGGCCAAGATTTACCTGCTTGGGTGCATGAACTGGACGGTTTGAGGCTTGACACAGAAGCGGGGCTCCCGCTACCTTACCCTCACATGAAAACACAGAAAGCCGATAAATTCGGTCGTCCCCTATGGACGGTTATCCTGAAGAACGGCCAACGGTTTGCGGCTAGCGGGAATCCCGAGGAAATTCGCGCCTCATTCAATAACGACGGCACGATTGACGATTCAAGGCCAACCGCGCGTTTGAGAGGCACGGATACCCGTGTGTCTCAGATACGGGCGAAATACTGAAAACGCTCTTGACACCATAGAAACGACCTGCTACCTTCCCTCCCGCAATGAAAAACGAACCCATCACCCTGACCCTCGCCCTCACCGTGACGTATATCCCGAATGGGGTGACGGAAGAGGAATTGATCCACCTCCTTTCCAACGTCGCAAATCACGCCGGTCATCGCGGACTCCTTACTGGGGAAACGGAAGCGGAGGTTGAGGTATGGGGCCGCAACATCCTGCGCGGCGACACTCTCGCCACCGTTTCCGAGTGGAATGACGACGATTTGGCCGCCGCAGAACAGGACGACAACGGGCAGACCAGCCTTGACCTCGCCACTCTCCACGCCCGCGCCGAGGCTTTGCAGGTAGTCGCGTGACGCCCTAGCTCACCCATTTCCGCCGCAGTTTCCCGCAAACCGTGGCCCGCAGTGACGCCGGACGCGTCACGTTTTCATCGCCTAAGCCGTCTCCGCTCCTGTCAAGACTGAACACCTTGCCGGGGAGCGGGGGCGGCTTTTGGGTTTTGGGAGGCTGGGTATGACGCGCCAGTATAGGGCAAACACCCTATTGCCACCCCACCCTTTGATCTGCTAGAGTAGCGCCCAACATGAGACCCGAAACCGAACAGCAATCATACTCCCGTTGGCTCAAGGCTGCCAACCACCTTGAACCGCACGGCTGGCACGCAATCGGCGGCTGGATTTTTGCCAAGGATGGACACACATACGATCTGAGTGCCGCCGACATTGAGCAGCACGAACGCATTGCCCGCGATGGACTGTTCCGCTTGACCTAACCACCTATGAATGCCCAAACACCCTCCTCTTCCCCCTCTCGCGCCGAACGTCTGATGCCCGGCGGCATCCCGCGTTGGGTTCGCTGTTATGATAACGGCGGCGAAACCGTTGACCGTTACACCGTCTGCTTCACCGGCAAAGCGGGCACTGTCCGCACTCCCGGCGACCGTCGCGCCTTTGCTCAATACCGCGCCATGAGCACTCACCCGTTTTGCCCGCAAGGCTTCGGAATGTGGGGTGAAACCCCGAACCGTCACGCAGATGTGAATGACTGGGGATTTGCCCCCGCGATGGGCCGCAAATGCCACCTTGGCCGTCGGATTCCGTTCGCGTCCCTGCCGCCGGATTGCCGGAAGCTCGTTTTGCAGGACTACCGGGAAATTTGGAAACTGTGAACCCTATGAAAACCGAAACCACTTGGCTTGACTCAATGTTCGCCCATTCCGATGCGCTGAAAAGCATTGCCTTCCAAATCTCCGATTTGGCACGCGCGTTTGAGCGCACGGGGAATGAGCACGTCAGTAGCGAACTGTTTCAGCTTGCCAAAGAGGTGAAAGCGCAAGCCGATAACACCCGCGCGCTTACCGGCAGCAAGATAGATGCAGACTATCGTGACGCCGTGGCAAGCTCTGCCAACATCCTGCGTGCCCTTGTTGCGGGCGCCGAGGTAGCCAAGCGGTGATTCGTTATGCAAACGCACGCAATCCTCCACTCTCCCCTCACCTCTCTACCTCCCGCGTCTGACGCCGGGACCTTTGACTTTACCCAGCTCGCCAACTATGTCCCGCCTGACAAAACGCTTATCCGCGAGGGGATGACCTGCTATAATGCCCCCTCCCGGTGCTTTAAGGTCGTGGGTAGCGGCCTGTATGGCGAAGGGCTCTATCGTGAGCGCGGCCCGCTAGAATTCGCCTATATGCGCCCGGATGACACCTCGTATGTCGAGGGGTGGGACCGTGACGCGTTTGATACCCTGCACGATCTGTGTCTGTTCTGTGTTTCTGCGCTATCCTCGTCATCCTCCATCTATCGCGAAGGCATCGCGGAAATGACTGCCGAGTTAAAGGCGCGCAATTTACCTCTGCCCCTCTACTGGTTTCCCGTTTACGGACACAGCTACCCCGGTTCGCGCGGGTTTGCCGCGGTGATAAATGGCGCGCTGATTGTGCTATAAGAGCGGGAAAATGGGGTGAAGACCCTATTGCGCAGCGCCCTTTGGTCTGCCATACTGTCGCCGCTATGAAAATCATTCTCTCCCCCGACACCCGGCTGTTGCCGTTTCACGTCTATCGCACGCGTTATGCCAACTGGAACGACGGTGCGGAATGCGATTGCACAAACGGCGGGGTTTCCGCTAAGAACCACACGCTTTATGTCCCCAACCCAAGGGGACACTTCAAGGTTTCGGAAGTGGATGCGAACCTTATTTTTCTTCCCGAACACCGGGGCGGCAACTATCACGCGCTTGTCCCTTATGTGGAGCGCGAAGGCATGTGCGGCCCGATGGCCGGCGGCAATCTGGCGGCGACTACGGATTCCCGGGGTGGCGGGATGATTTACCACGTGCATGACAGATTCGAGACTTGGGCGGATTATAGGGCCATGAGTAGGGGTTGAGGGGTAATGAGGAATACACCCTATTGCGCCGCACCCCCTTTCTGTGCTATCCTCTCGGCATGATGAAAACACCAACCAAAGCCCGCGCCTTCACCGAATACACCTATACCGACGGGGAGAGCGAGGTTATGGTGCATCACCGAAACTCTGACAATAAGGTGATTGCCCTTTATACCTATGCAAAAGACGCGCCGAGTTTTGACGACTGCGAAAACCTCAGAGGTAAGCCGATGACTCCCTTCCCGTGGAAAACGGGGCCAAATCCAGCGTTCCTTCACCTCTCCGGCGCTTCCATGCGACGGTTTGTTGCGGAGTTCATTGACTCCGGGGAACTGGTTTGTCCTGAGCGCGAAGAGACGGAATAAGGGATTCACCCTATAGACTTTGGACTCAACCTCTGGCATACTGCAAGCGCAATGAAAACACCAATGAAGTGAGCCGCGCTCACTCGAACACCAAACCCGCTCCGAGCGCCGAGAAAAAGTTATCCCTTCGCGGCGTATCGCGTGATTTGAGGAAAAATAGGGTGAACTCCCTATTGAAATCCCATCCGATTTCAGGTATACTGTCCGCCGATGAATACAAATGTTAAAAAGAACTTGGAAATCGCCGTCCGCGAATATGAGGCCCACCACGCAAAATGGATGAACACCAGCGTTTTTTCCGCTGATTACAAGAGGGTCAAATCCGACTTGGATAAAGCCCGCACGAAATACCTTGCCGCGTATAAGGCCGCGAATCCGGGGCATATTATTATGTGAAGAAATGGGGTGAACTCCCTATAGACCCAAGCACTCCAACCTGCTATCCTGTTCCCGATGAATACTCACACCGTCAAATTCACCCGTTCCCTTGCTGAAGACGCGGAAGCCGTGCCGTCTCTCCCGCGTCTCGTTTGCCCTACCAACCGCCATCGGTTTATCACCCAGCTTCGCACGGAATTTGAGGATTGCACGACGCACGGGATAGGGGATTCAAGTTCCGCCTTTCGCGGCTTGTCCCTGTCTTGGGGCAGCATGGAAAAAGACGGTGACACTTACACGGTTTTGGCCGCAATTGAAAGCCGTTTAACCGTTAGCCGATTGTGCTCTGCTTTGCAGGGGCTATTTGACCGGGGGATGGCCGGGGAATTTGAGATTACCACGAATTGAGGGAAACACCCTACTGGACAAATACAGAGAATCTGTTACTCTCTTCCCCATGAACTCCCGTAAAACCTGCACTTGCCTTTACCTTTATTCCGACGGCCATGCCGTTGCCTGCTACGACAAAATCGACCGGGAAGCGGGGCGTGTCGAATACGTGGAAATTTACGAGCGGATCGTCGCGGAACGGTCTTTCCTTGGGTTCAAGGGCCGCATCGTTTTCCATGACGGCGACGCTTTTCTCCCGCTCCTGAAAGGGGCACGTCACGTCACGGCCCAAGTCCCGGCCATTGACCGGGGATCGGACGCCACTAAACGCAAGGGCATTGCAGTCGGCGGCGTTTCCATTTTGCCGACCAAAGGCGGGGAACTGCGCTGGAATTTGATTCCCGATGTGCTTTCCTCTGGGTTGACGTATGATGAAGCGCAAGAGACCTATGACGAGCCGTTTAACCCTGACGTTACCCGTTGGGGGGACCGGAATGTGGGTAAAATCCATCGGAGCGCGCAGAAAACTGCGGAATGAGGGAAACACCCTATTGAAATACTGACCCTTCTCTGCTATTCTTTTCCCCGATGAAAACAATCCAAACACAAGTCTACTCCTTCTCCGAACTGTCTGCCGCCGCCAAGGAAAAGGCGCGGGAATGGTTTCGCAATGGCGATTCCTCCTTTGACGCCTACTCCACCATTGAGGACGCCAAACAGGCGTTCGCCACCTGCGGAATCACCATTGACCGCGTGCTTTACTCGGGGTTCTCTTCCCAAGGTGACGGCGCGTGTTTCGAGGGCACTTGGCGCGCCGCTGACGTGACGCCGGGCGCTATGCGGGAATACGCCCCGAAAGACGCCGAGCTTCACCGGATTGCCGCCGAGTTTGAGCGTCTGGCGGCGCTGTTCCCGCTGGCGACCTTCACCGTGCGGCATTCCGGGTATTATCAGCACGAGAATTGCACGGATTTTTCGTTCTCCTTCCCGGATCAAAACGGGGATGACGCGGACGAGGCGGAACGCGCCCTAGAGGAAGCCGCCAAAGACGCGATGCGATGGATTTACCGTCAACTGGAAAGCGCCTATGAATGGGAAAACGCCGACGAACAGGTTGACGAATCCATTGAGGCCAACGAATACACCTTTACCGAGGACGGCCGGCGGTTTGGGTGACGGGGTAGTATAGGGAATAAACCCTATTGAAAACCGCCCGGAACCTGTTACACTGTGTTCCCGATGAAAAAATCAGAATTCGCTTCCGCCGCCGCTCTGGCGTTTGACTACTCGAAAGACCTCGCGCACGTTGACGATTCCGCGTTGTTTGGCTGCGGTTTGCCCGGGTTCAAACCTGTTTTTGTCACCTTGGAACAGGTCGCCAAGTTCGTCCGCTGGCAATGCACGTTTGTCAATAGCGGGGGCTCCGCCGCGTTTGACGCCGAGGAACTGGCGAATTGCGCGGACATTGCCCGGGAGAAGTTTACGCTGATTCAATCGGCCCCGGACGAATCCCTTGCGGAATGGATTGACGCGCGACTTGCCCGCTCCTTGCCCGGCGACGAATCCAACCGGCATCGTTTGGAAGAACTTGCGCGGGAACTGAAAAAGGGATAAAAACCGCAAAATAAGGAAAACACCCTATTCCATTGCGTCCTAAAAAATGTTACAGTTTCCGCCGATGAAAACCAACCTGTCCCCCGAAGCCCTGAAATCCGTCATTGACCGTCTGACCGCTCACGTTGTAGCCGAATGTTCGGCGGTTGACATAGAACAGCGTTTCCGCGATACGCTTGACGAACTCTATTCTTTCGACTCTATCGGCGGCCCGTTCTCCGGTATGTCACCCTCCCGTGTCCTAGAAGAGATGGACCCCATAGCATTTCGCTGCGGAGTCGCGGACTCTTCGGACCACGAAAATGTTTACGAGATTGGCGGGGACTATTACGATGAAAGGGACGTTGAAAACGCGCGGGAGGAGTTTCTTGACTCCCTGCGCGGCGAATTGACGGACGCGGAAACCGCGCTTGAAAAAGAGGAGAATCTTGAAGCGGAGGAGGAGGGTGCGTCCGCCCCTGAAACCGTCGCCGAGTTGACGGCCAAAATCGCGCGGTTGGAAGCGGAGATTGAAGCCTGCGAAAATCACGCCTTTTGACCCCGTGAAACCGGCACACGTCGCGCCCATCGGCTCCATCCTTCCCCCGGACTACTTCGCCCCCGGGATTTCCATGATGCGCGGCGAAACGGTTTGCTCCCTTTGGGCGGTTGCCCATTATGCCGGGGAGTCTTTTCGCTATGAGCGGGAGTCCTTTGGCGGGGTTTGGGTGCGGGTAGGATAGGGACTAGGGTAAACACCCTATTCACATTTTTCTTCCCTTCCCGGCCCGATGTGCTATGATGCCGGGGATGAAATCAAATACCTGTTCTTCCCCTGTTTCCTTCTATCTCCGCACCCTGCCCGCGAAACCGGGGTTTCCGATCCGGGCATGGATCGTTTCCGATGCGTCAACGGTTGAAGCCGTGCGCGGCGTTGCCGACCGGAAGGACGCGAAACGGTATGCCAGCGGAGCGGATGCCGTATGGGCACAAGCCCGATGTGAAGCGGCCGGCGTCCGGGTTTCCATTGTGGCGGTTTGCGAATAAGGGGAACACCCCATAGACAAAGCCCGCGCGTTCTGGCACACTGTTCCCCGATGAACACATACACCTTGACGGAAAAACTGGAAACGATGGATTGCCGCCGGGACGACAAAGCGCGGCGCGTTTCCAACGTGGCGCCGAACACGGTTGCCGAAATCACGGCCGAAGAACTGGAAAACGGGGTGACGCTTGAACGGCTCGAAACCCTCAACGTCCCGGCCCTTCTGTATAGCACGCAGGTAACGATACACGGGAAGCTCCCCGCTTTCAATCCCGCCGCGCGCCCCGGAGGTTACAAAGCCGTTTTCCAGAACGGCAACGGCTCCGTGGGAGTCAAGTTTTCGGCCATTGACGCGGAGAAAAAGGCTCTGCTTTCCCGTATTGCCAAAGTGTCGGCGGCGGGATGGGTTGCGCACAAAAACTCTTCCGGCTTCGAGCTTGTCCGCTACTTCACCGTTTACAAGGAGGAGGACCGCGCGGCGCAAAAACAGAAAACCATTGACACGCTCCGCGCCCTTCCCGTGTCCCTGTTCTATGGGTCCGCCGGGGCGTTTGCCCTCGCGTATGGGCTAGGCTACGGGGTATCCATGCATATTGGCGCGATCCCTGCGGCGGACCTTTGGGCGTTCATCGCAACCGTGTTCCCCGACGTGGGAAGCCCCGAAACGCTGGCGACCTTGGAGCGGGCCGCGAAAGAGGAACAGGACCGGAAAGACGACGCTTGGCGCGCGGAATGCGAGGAGCGCCGGATCAAAAACGCCGCAGAGGAAGAGGCGCGCAAGGTGCGTTTCGCCGCTTTTCTGGCGACCCTCCCGGCCGCGCAACGGTTGGAAACGGCTCCGTTACGGGATGGAGGGGAATTCACGCTTTACCTTTGCAGCATGGAAACGGAGACGGCTCCGGGCACGTTTAAGCCCCGCAAAATCACCGTGAAGAAACGCGGCGGCTCCCTCTGTTACAACGTTGACGGCGGGCAATTCAAGCGTCTGGAGCCCGCACGCGTCGCGAAATTCGAGGAGCAAGCGAAGGCGGGGCGCGTTTTCGGGGAGCCCGTGAAGGCTGCCGCCGCCCCTGTCCGCGCTGTTTCCGCGCCCGTCACCGTCCCGGCCCCGGAGAACGGGGAGGAGCCGGCAAGCCCTCGCCAGACGTTCGCTCTCTATTGCGCAACTGGAAAGGATTTCCGCGCCCGGGGGTTGACCCGCGCCCAAGCGCACGCCGCGATTTCCGCCTCTCAACCCTTTCGCGGGAATAAGGTTGCCGGGCTGGCAGCGGTTGAATCCGTGCTTGCCGGATTTGCCGCAAAATAAGGGAAAATGAGGGGAATCCCCTAGTTGACAGAACCCGGGGAAGGGTGCATAATGTGCGACGATGAAAACGAAAACGCCCACACTTGAAAAGATGATTGCGCTCGCCACTGTGCGCCCTTGCCCGGAAATCTCCCCGGCACGGGTTGCCGTCCGCCTGTCTGACGGATTCGAGTTTTCCCCTTATGGTTCAATCCCTTGGCCGTCGCGCATTGAGGAGCGCGGATTCGTTTACTATGACACGAAAAGCGGGACCTATTACGGGAGCCGATTCGACACGGAACACGCGGCGCGGGCCGCTTGGCGCTACCGGCAAATACGTTCCGCCGTCCTTTTCCTGCGGCAATTGCGCAAAATGGATGCCGGCGAAATTGCCCTGCAAGCGGGTTTTTGGTTGAAAAACCGAGCGCAATCCTGAAACGTTTTGACCGATGAAAACCAAAGTCAAACACTCTGAAATCACCTATCACGGGCGCAACGCCTACGGCATGGCCGTGTTCACCTGCTATTCCCGTGGGCTAGGACAGTTTACAACCGATGCCGCCAACCTGCGGACCGCCCGCCGGGATGCACGGGAACACTTTAACCGGAAAGGTAGGGAATAGACCCTAGGCGAAAAGACGTGACAAGCAAGCCGCGTTTTGGCATCCTTTACACATTATGAAGAACCCGCCCATTTTCGCCGTCGCCCCAACCTCAATGCCCGGGCACTCCCTGTTCCAGTGGCAGGACGGGAAAGGCCCGTCGGGGTTGCACTCCCTGCAAATGCCAACGGAAATCGCCGAACACCTCGCCGGACTCGCGGCAGAGGACGCGCGGAGCCGGGAAAAGGGCGGCTGTTATGACCCGGAATCCGTTCACCTCGCGCACATTGAGGAACTTCGCCGCCAAAACGCCGCCCTTTTGGAACAGGTCGCCGAACTGTCCGCCATCGTCCGGGAAATCCCCGCTAGACTCACATCCGCCCGGCTTGACGGCCGGGAAGGCGTGCCAACGGTATACGACTATGCCCGCGCGGAAAGGGCATTGCGGGTCCGGGTCTAGGGAATAGACCCTAGACGGAAAAAGCGTGACAAACGGAAAACCCTCCGGCATACTGTCCGACGATGAAAAACAACACCCCCCGCGCCTCCTACCGCTTCACCGTCCCGCCTACTCGGCACGTTGGTAGCTATTCCGGCAACTGTTCCGCCTCCTACGGTGAAACCTACCGGCAAAACGCCCTTGCCGACTACAACAGCGCCCGCGCGCATGACGGATTGCCGCCGCTCTCCCGGATGCCGAACGGGACGCGTTACAAGCGTGTGACGGTTAGCGCGCCGGTCCTCTGACTACGTATAACTACGTATTGCTTTCCTTCCCGGTCCTCTGCTATCTTTTAGCCGATGAAAACAAACACGCAAAACACCTCCCCCGCGCCGGTTTCCTCCTATGAGCAAACGGCGCTTGACTTCCTCGCCCGGAACGGAATCACGTTCGCCGCGAAGCCCGCGAAAGCGCAAACGCCCCCGGCTTGGGCAAAAGACGGTGCGCACGGGATCAAATACCGGGTCAAGCTCTCCCGCAAGGTCCGCCCGGGCGGCGTGAATCCGGTAAACGTCCGCGCCCTTTCGTTCTCCTTTTGGGACAGTATCAGCGCGAAGGAAAAGGGTGAAACCCCCACGTCTTACGATGCGCTAGCGTGCATCTCCGGGGATGTGAATTGCCCGGACACGTTCGCCGACTTCTGCGGGGAGTTCGGTTACGAAGAGGACAGCCGCAAAGCGTTGGCGACTTTCAAGCGGTGCGCCGCCTTCGGAAAGCGCCTGCGGGCGTTCTTCACAGAGACGGAGCGCGCGGAACTGTCGGAAATCAGCTAACCGGCCCGCGTCCCTTTTTACACTTGGGCCAACCCGGGGAGCCCTTTTCCATAAATCCCCCGGGGTTTTCATCCTAGGCCCGGCCGCCGGACTTCAACCCCGCGCGGCCGGGCAACTAGGGGGAACACCCTAGACGGAAAATGGGTAGTTTTCCCGACTAGGAAAAGGTCCTGAAAGCGCGTAAACTGTCCGCCGATGAAATCAAAACCTGTCACCTCCCCCGCTCCCGGCTCCGCAATCTGCTATTGCACGCACCCCAAACAGCCGCACCGCGCGCCGCTTTATGTGTCGCAATTGCCCGGCGAAATGGGGAAGGATTGGGGGTATACGACGAAACCGGAAGGCGTTTTGCGCTATGACGCGCAGATTGACGCCATGCGGGCGTTGGATGCGGCAAAACCCCTTTCCGTTTACTGGCAGCGCCGTTTCCGCCGGGATTGTGAGCGGGTAGGCATGACGTTTCACGCTCTGCCCGTTACCGGATAGGGGAAAGACCCTAGAAAATAAACCTTGTTTTTCCGTTCGCGCGCTCGCATAATGCCGCCCGATGAAATCAAAACACAAAACCGCCGCCCGTTTCGCGACTTCCCGCGTGCCTGTCCGCATCTGTTTTTCCGGCATGATTGCCGATGAACCCGGAGCGCCCGCCGAGTGGGTAGTTGACGCCGGATGGATTGGCAAAAACGGTTTGCCCGTTGCCGCCCGTGAGACGTTCCCCGCATCGGTTGCGCATAAACTGTTGCGCGGCATGGAATTGGAAAACGACGCGGACAACGGAAAATTCGGTTGCATCTGTTGCGCGCGGAAAACCGGCCCGGGGTTTCAGGTATCGCCCGCCAGCTCCCTTTATGGTGAGGAGTTGCGCAAATTCGTGCAATTCTTCGGCGTAGGGCTACGCAAAACGGTTTGACCTAGGGAATACACCCTAGCACATTTTTCTTCCCTTTCCCCCGGCTTTTGCCCATACTGTCCGCCGATGAAAAATTCCAACATATTAGACACTGTCACCCCGCACCCTGAGTCGGACGTTGCATATTTTCTCGCCGAGACCGGGCTTTCCCTAGTTTTGACAATTGAACCGGGCAAGTCCGCCACATGGCGCGGAGTGTTTCGCCGCCAAAACGGCGCGGAGTTCTCCGGGTTTATGCGGTCCTGCCGATCCGCCGCCGATTTTATGGGGCAAATGTGTTGCCATTGCACCGGGGCACAATCTGTGCCGCAATATGTCGCAAAAATGGAGGACGAGGGGGAAACGGTTGACGAAAAACTGATTGAAGAGGCCGGTAAAACGGTTCCCTTAAACCGCGCCGCTAAGGCGTTTTTTACCGTAAAGGAAATTGCTTTAATGAAGGAATTGCGTTTTTGATAGGGTGTTTTCCTCATATTGACGCAAAACCCATTTCTCCTGTTGACATACCCGCAACCCGCGCGCATACTGTCCGCCGATGAATAACACAAACACACCCGCCCCCGTTTCCCTTGCGGCTCTCGCCGCTGAAATCGCCGCCGCTCTGCCCGGCACTTGGAACGCCCGCCCGGTTCACCCCGACGCCACCGAACGCAACGGCAACCAGTATTTGACCCGTTCCGACGGTCTGCAACTGTTCCTCGCCGGTTCTTCCGGGGGATGGGCAGCCAAGGGCCGGGTCCGGGTTCAGTTCAATCGCCCGCGCAACGCCGGGAACTATGTGCGGCTCTACTCTGAGAGCCCGAACTATGGCGGTGTGAAAGACCCGGAAATCACCGCAGCGGAAACAAAAGCGCCCGCCATTATTGCCGCGGACATTGCCCGGCGCCTGCTCCCGGAAGCGGAAACGGTGTTTGCTATGGCGAACGCGCAAATTGAGCGCGACACAAACGCGGCGAACGCTCACGAAAAGACCGCCGGGGAGATTGCCGCCGCCTGCGGGCGCGAGATTGAAAAGGATCACCATCGGGGCGGCACGCGCAAATCCTTTTGCCTGTTGAATCCGAAGCACGGGGAAGAGGGCGGGCGCTATGCCCTTGCGTCGCTTGACGTTCGCGGCGGGGACAGCGTGCGGATCGAGGTTGATGCAACCCGGGCGCAAGCTCTCGCGCTGATTGCTTTCCTAAAGTCCCCCGCCTATGCTAACGCGTAAACCCTTAAACCCTCGCAATTTATGGCTGCCGCCGTTCTCCTGATTTGCCTTGTTTTGGGCATCCTTTTGGCTACTGAAAACGATTTGCGGGATGACTAGGGAATAGACCCTAGGAGAAAAAGCGTGACAAGCGCGGGAATTTTTCCGATACTGTGCTCCGATGAAAAAAGAAACGAAACAAACGCGCCGCCTTTGGGTAGGCGTAAAAGGCAACGCCCGCACCGTATTCCGTCACACTGGCGAACCTACCGCCGAAACATGCCCGCAATTCACTTGTGCGGTTGGCCCGTTCCGCACGAAACGCGGGGCGGAATACCTAGCGAAACGCGGCGGGAACGGCAACCCGCACTGCCAAAGTGTCCGGGAAGCGGAGCGCCTTGCGGCCGGCTTCCTTTGGGATATGACGGTGCGGAAGTGGATCAAAAAGAGTTCGCCGACTACGTAAAACTACGTAGGAAAATAGTCAGGAAAACCGCTTGACTTCCCGCCAACCCGCCCACAACCTCTGCCCCGTTCAAGTCTGGGAAGGCACAACGTCACCCCGGACGCCAAAAACCGAAAACCGCTAGTCTGTTCCCGTTATACGATGAAATCCGCCACCCGTCTCGCCCTGATTCGCTCCCGTGTTCTCTCCCGCCGCGCCGCGTCTTGTGCCGCCCTTGCCGCCGCCGGGATTTTCCCCGCCCCGTCCGCTCCCGTCATGCCGCGCGTTTGGGTTGCCAAACAGTCCCCGGCCCCGGCTCCGCTTGACCCGGCGGACCTGCTCCCCGCCGATTTCGTCCCGGCCCCGGTGGCGCCCTTCGTGTCGAGCATTGAGGAAGTGCCTGCCGATTTCCGCGCCGGTCTGTCCGCGTTTCTCGCCGATTGTGACCGCGCCAACGGCGGCGACCCGGTGCAATGCCTGCTCCTTACGGCCTGAGTCGCACCCCGCAACCTCTAAACTTGTAAAAATGTCTTCGATATATTATCACCGCCAAGCCGTCATCCGCGAAACCAAACGCGGCGCAATTTGCTGGCATTACCACTTTTTCGAGAGTTTCGGGCGCGATACGGCTTACGCACGTTCATGGGGTTGCCGTGAGCAACGCGGAACCGGCCTAATTTGGGCGCGCCCGGGGGAAACGTTCAACGAAGCCATTGCCCGCCGTCGTGCTGAACTTTCCTAGCGCCATGACACACTTTCCACGCCCTGCCCGCGTCCTCTGTTATGTCCCGGTGACGGTCCCGCCCCGCCGGCCCCCTGTCTGGCGCCGGTCCCGGGGTGCGGCCTATGTCTGCGCGGCCCTGCTTGGGTTGGCGCTTGGGTTCGCCATTATCGGCTCCGGGTTGGCCCTTGGGTAATACGTAGAACTACGTAGGAGAAAAAACTTGTGCCCGGGATGGAAAGGGCGCAACCTTGGCCCCGATGAATAAAAACACTTCCCCCGCTCCCGCCCTTCGCGCCCGCGCGGACATTCCGAACGCGGCCGGGCTTCTCCTAGTCCTAGTCCGCGCCGACGGTTCCCGCCAGCTCGCCCGGGTTGCAGTTGACCCGGAAACGGGTTGCCATTATTGCGCGACGCCTTCGGGCAAACGGGTTGACTTGACCGGCCGGACCGATGAACGCTCGCCGGTTGCCGGTTGGCTCCCCTATCCTCCCGAAACCCCGGACGAAGTGCCGGGGATGCGCCCGGCCGGGTCTCCGCACCTTTTGACCCGGGAGCAGGTAACGCAATGGGGCGCCCTTCATGGGGTAACGTGTGAAATTCCCGAAAATGGGAAAACCGCCGCGCTGGTTGCGTTCCCGGGATGCCCGCCCGTTTCCCTAGCCCGGATCACGAAAACGGACGACACGAAGCCGCGCCCGCTTTGGGCGTTGCAGTTTTACGCAAAAAGCGTTTGACACGGGGGAAAATTGGCCCTTACCTTGCCGCCGATGAATCCGAACACCTCCCCCGCCGCCCTTGCGCCCTACCTCCTAGCCCGCCGGACAAAATCCCGGAAATGGGAAGGGGTTGCCGCATGGTTTCCGGACTCCCCGCAAACGTGCCTTGCGTCCGCGGAATCTGCGTTTCGATTGGCCGGCTATACAGTGGAAAGCCTGCCCGGGGTTGGCGGGTTGGCGGTTGGTTGGGGTGAAACGTTCCGGCGTCAAAAGAATTACCGGGAGCCGGCCCCCTTGGCGGAAATCCGCGCGACGGTTGCAGAGGTTGAAGAGTTTGCGGACCTTGCCCGGGCGCGGGAATATTTGCGGAACGGTTGGGACTTGGAAACTCAGCCGGAAGCCTTGGCGGCGGCTAGGCGCGCGGGGTTGGTTTAACCCGCCTGTCCGCTAGTTTTACGCCCCGGGAGCCTGTCACACGGTTTCCGGGGCTTTTTGCGTCCCGCCCCCGCCCCCGCTGCATGGAAACGGCCGGCAAACTGTCCCCCCGGGGGGATGTGCAAACCCTTCCCGCCCCCTTCCCGCCGCCTTGTCCCGGGGTTCACCTGTCCCGGAGTCTTTAGACCTTAGATCGGCAAGGGAAAGGCCGCAAAAGGGAGGAAAGGAAACAAAGGGGAAAGACCTTAGAGGAAAAGACTCCCGCCATAGGAGGAAAGGACAGTAGACAGGACAGGCAAAAGGAGCTTTTTGGGGGGAAATGTGTCGAAATGGGTTGGGGCGGGTTAGCCTTTGGTTCTCGCCTCTAAACGACCGTTTGAAACGAACGTTCCAAAATCTTCCATTTTCTTCCAAAATCTTCCAAAATCTACCACGGACCCGCTCCCCTACCTGCTCCCGCCCGTAAGTCAACGGCAAAATCCGGGAAAACGCGGGAAAATCCGGGAAAATTTGCGCCACTAACTGATTCCGGCCGGTAGTCAAGGGGTAAAAACACGTAGGCGCGGCGCTTTTATCGACTCCCGGCGGGAAGTCAAGACCGAAAAACAATTATTTTCGCGCTTCTATCTAACCCCGGGGAAAAGTCAACACTTTTCCAAACGCGCCGCCGGAATTGCGCGCCCCTTCGGGAAGTGCGTAAGTCTTTGCGGGACTAACTACTTGCGTCACGCGCAGGAAACGTGCCAAGCAAGTGTCGGAGTGACTTACGTTATTTATTTAATTATTCGCCGCGAGTGTCAGACCCCGATGAAAACCTCATTTCCGGCATTTTCCGCTTTTGTAAGTAATTGCGGCGCAACGATATAAATTCAAGTCAATTTTCGGGCGAATTAGAGGTAAAAAATCGCCCACACTTTTGTAAGTCATTGACGTGTTCCAACTACTTACAGAAGCGCGAGGCGGCGGCCTAATAACGGCGCGCAGCGGGAAGTCAACGGGAAAATTGCGCAAATCCGGTTTCTACGTAGTTTCCGCACCTCACCATTTTAGCTATTGACTCCGCGCGGCTTTCGTGTTAGAATGTTTCCAAACACACACAAAAAAGAGCCGAAAAATAAATGCTTGACACAGTTTCCGGGATGTGGTAAAATTTTCCAAATGGGCCTTGCTGCGCGGCGGCCCTAGGAATCCGCGTAGCCTGTCCACCCTCACTGCGGGGCGGAGCCCCATAGCCTTCGCCGCCTATCCTACGCGAAAAAAGATTCCCTGTCTAGGTAGTAGTATTACGTAGTGCTGCCGCCCCTAGTCGAAGCCCGGGAGACATGCAAGCCCAAAATACTGTTTTACACTTTTTTTACACGCCGTCCGGTTCTCCCCAACCCCCGGGGTTTGAATTAGAAAAGGAGCCTTGCCGGGCGTTTTCTAACGTGCGGACAGTATAGCGCAAAAACGGGAGCTTGCCTAGGTGTGGAAACTACTTAGTGGGTTTTTCCGGAAAACCGCTTGACAATAGGTTTGTCCCTCGCTTTACCTTTCAACCGATGAAAACAAACCTTGCGCGGGTTTACGGGGTGAAACTGTAAACCCCTTGCGAAAATTCTTTTTCTTTTCCCTTGCGCCCCCGGCAAAAACCCTTTTCTCTCCCTTCCGATGAAAACGAAAACCGAATCCCTTGCCTTACTGCAAACCGCATTGACGCGTTTCGACTCCGCACACCGTGAACGGACCGGAGGAAACCGCACCAAAGGTTACAACCCTTATGCACTTGGAATCTATTTCGAGCGGGCCGAAAACGTAGCTGAGGACATTTCCCGCGGCGCGGAACCTCGCAAGGCGATTTGCGCCGGTTTTACCGGTCCAGTGGCGTCCGCTTGCTTGAAAGTGTTCGGATTGACGGCGTGGAAAAAGGAGGATGAACCGCGCACGGCATGGGGCGTCTATGTGCCCGCGCACGAAGGATTTGCGAAAGAATTGAGGGAAAAAGAAGAGCGGGAAAGCGAAAATTACTGAAAATAAACCTTGCGCCCGGCCGCAAATCCCCTTTCTCTCTTTTCTGTGAAAACGAAAAACGAATCCCTCGCCCATTACCTTGGCAAAACTTTGGAATCGCCTTCCAACGAAAACGGTCTCTCTAAACATGCGCTTTACAAAGTTATGCGCGTCGGATACAATGGCACGTTTTTCGTCCAAGACGTTAACGCGATTCGCCCCATTAAACCCGTCCCCGCTTCTCATTTCCTCGCATGAAATCAAACACCGTTTCCCCTGTCCTTTCTCCTACTCCTTTCGACAAAGCGCGCGCAGCACTCCGCCGCCGGTATGACGCAATTTTGCGGAAACTTGACCGTGAAGCGCGCGCAGACCGTTGCCGCGGAGACATTTGCACGGGATGGGATTGGCCAACGTTGGCGGTTGTGAAGCCCGAAGTTTATGCCGAACTCCGGGAAATTGACCGCCAATATGTCCGGGAATTCCGGATGAAAAAGGCCGCCGGCCTGCTTTCGTCTGCTGACCTTTATCCCGTGCGGGAAACGGTTTGATTGTAACGCGTTACAAAACACCGTGCATTTTCCCGCAAAATAAAGCTTGCGGCGCGCCGCACAAACCGTTTACCTCGTAACGTGAAAACAAACAACTCCCTGATTACTGACTCGCAATCGCTTGTTTCCGCTCAAACGGAATCCGGCCATAAAATCCCCACGTATGATGATGGATTCGGCCCTCTGTTCGTCTGGCAAACTACGCTTGGCAACTTCGGCATGGTTGGTGGAATTGTCCGGGCGCAAACGTGGGAAGACGCCTATTCCATTTGTGAAGACGAATTCTTTCCCGCTGGCGATGAAGAGGCCGGAAAAGAGCACGCTGAAATCGAAGCGATGCCCGAAGGCGAAGAGCGCGACCATTTGCGGCGTTGCTGGAATGATGCCTACGGATTCCGCGGGAATTCCCGCAGGATGCCCGACGGCACGCTTTCGAGCATTTACGCAAAGGATTTGAACGGAGACAGGCTTGACGCATTGACTCCGGAATTGCTTGCCTCCCTTGGAATCAAACTGGAGATTGCGGAAAACGAGTAACGCAAAGCGCGGATTTCGATCAGGATCACCGCGGTTTTTGGGGCGCTTCGTGCCTGTCCTATGGGCGCCAAAACCTGCTTTCCCTTGCGCGGGAATTACTGGACGATGCGCGGGAAAGCCATGCGCAAGCGGAGCAGGCCGCGCAATGGAACGCAGAGGAAAGGGAAGCCAAACAATTGCGCGCAATGGGTCTCCACCCCTCGCAAACGGGCCGGCGCGCGGCCTAAGTAGTAACACGTAGGCGAGAAAAAGGGATTGACTCCGCTTGTGCGGGGTCTTTTCCTTTGCGCATAGGTTCGGCGCTCCGCCGGGCCGATTAACTGATTCGCTTAAGCCTCCCTCAAATGTCCTCCCTCTATTCCCGCACCGTTATCGTGAACACACCCAAGGGTCAACGCACGCAACTTGTCACGGATTCGGCTTTCCTTTCCCGTTCGCGCGCGAGCTTTATGGCACTCGACACGTTGGTTCAATGGCACGCGCGCAAGTCTATGACGGTTGAAAGCGTGTCGGATGTGACGCACGCAACTGTGACGCAGCGCGAACCCGTGGGCGTCTAACCGCACGGCGCGCCGCATCCCCTCGCCCCGGGCCGGAAACGGTCCGGGTTTTTTCGTGCCCATTCCCGCCACCTCCCTTTCGCTAATCCCTTGCAATAGACTAGGCCGAAAACAGGGGATCGAGCCAAAGGGGGGGGATGCCCGGAAACGGCCATTGCGCCGCATTAGGGCCGCTCCCTTTTTGTGGTATACCTAGGTATGCACTCCGGCCCGATGGCCTAGGATCGAAGGGAAAGCATACTAGGCGCGATTTTTACATACGTAAAAAAGTTGTCAAAACTAGGGGAAACACCCTAGTCAGACCGAGGGGTTCCCCCTAATCCGAAAGAACGAGGGGTGTTTTTCGATTTTTACAAGTTTTTTACAAGCGGCGCGAGCGCCGGGTGGCTATCATTCTCGCCTCGTAGCCCATTCCAAAATCCAGTTGTATGTCAGTGTTTCCATATCCATTGTAAGAAGCCTCGCCGGTCCCCCAAAAATCCAAGTTATACCCAGAGTCACTGTCTCCTTTGCCGATAGTCTTATTCCTTCCTATCCTTTGTGGTTCACCGCTACCCTCGCCTCGGCACCACTTCAAAAATCCAGTTGTATCCCGGTGTTCCGGTCCCTATGGCAATGTATCTTGTCCTCTCCCACCGCCTATGTCTGTTTGGACACCTTTTCACTGTGGACGGTGGTATTCGCATCAGGTGACCCCCTGTTTTCAAAAACCGGGCAGAAAGGGGTCCATCCGTTTGGGATAAAATCCCAAAAAATAGGCGGGACCAATTACTTGCAAAAATTACCCCCTTTCGGGGCTTGACATTTGGCAGAAATTAGTCCATAGTCTCGGAGAAATCAGAAAAAACTGTTCCAAAAACTTCACCAAAATCCATCCATCCCATCATGCTAGCCTTATTCTTCATCTTCGTCTTAGTCGTAACCGGCAAGTTCGTGACCCACATCATTAAGTGTCTCTGTTACGACTTCGGCTCCGAGAAATACCGCAAAAAGGTAAGGCTCAAGTCCAAGGCGCGTCACGCCAGTAATATGGGGTGGTATCAGATTGCGGAAGAAGCCAATCGGCAAATCCGGGAATTGGACCGTCCTCCTTTGGACCTTTCCAAAATGTCGGATATCGTGGGCTCGGCTCCTGTGCCCCAGTCCCTGCCGCAAAAAACGGCTCGGGGCGCGGCTGTTCGCAAAAATGGCGGGCTCCGTGGCGGGTCGCGCTTTGCCGGGAAATGCTGCTAGAAACTGATCTGTAAACGGGGGGGAGCTGATAGAGCAGAGGCTATTCCTCTATCCCGTTTTCTTTCAGCAACTTCAGCAATACTTCCCCGTGGCAGGGCTTAGGGGCACAGAAGCAACCCAAGGTCTTGCCCTTTAGCTCCGGGAGTCTGGCCAATAATTCTGGCCTGCCGCGAATCCATTCCTCGTATTGCGCGATTACTTCCGCTCTGTCCCCGTGGATACCGATCACAAATGGGTTACCCCAGACAGACCCGCGTCCCACGTAGGTGTCGTAGCCGGCCTCACCTTTCTTCACCACTCTGGGATGTGCCATAACCGATTAAAGCCCAGCGTCTTTCACCTGTTTCGCGAACCAATCAACATTGTCCAGCGCCCAGTTCCAGTAATGGGGGTCGTCTTCTCGGACTTCAATGGCTAGCCGGCCCTTGTATTTGCCGAAAGACATTTTGAGTGGACCTTTTGAACTGGTCGCCGGTTTGCCGGAAGTCTTGGAGAACCATACCGCCGGGGTCACCTTTTCAATCGCGCCGGTCCCGTTCTTCAGGTTTTCTTGGGTTATGGTCGGACCTTTCAACCACTTCTTTTCCTTCCTGTCTGCCGCTGGGGCCGCGTCCCAGAAAGCGGCCAGACTCATTTCTTCGCTCATTGTCCGATTACTTGTCGTCTTTATCGGAAGAGGCGGTGTAATCCACTTCGTCCGTCAGCTCGATGGCTTCCCGCTCGGATTCCGTGCCGGATTCGTCGGAGACCAGATACAGGATGTGGCCGCCGGGCCGAAGGATGTAGCCTGTCACCATACCGGCGTTTTCCTTGGACGGGCAAAGGACCGGATAGACAGTGGTCCCGAAATCGAATTTAGGGTTTGGTAACCGGGTCATAGTAAAGGGATGTTACACGTTATGGGGGCTGAGTCAAGGTTAAAAGAATGTGTCAAGGGGATGGGGACATAATGACACACTCGGGACTAGAGTTTTCTCGCTTTCCCCTCGTATCAGATGTATTTCCCATCTGGCACAGTCCATGCCTATACACTTCTAGCCGCTCAATTCCGGGCGGTGTAACCAATAATAGAAAAAACATATCGCTATGATTATCAAGAACTACCCGCTCAGTCTCTTCTCCCGCCCGCAGACTACTCGCGGCTATGACAGCTTTTTCTCCGACCTGTTCGGCGAGCTGGCCGGCAGCCAAACGGGGCTGACCTATAACGAGAAGGAGGGCGTCTATCAGATTGACATCAATGTCGCCGGTTACCGGAAAGAGGACATTTCCGTGGAGGCTGCGGATAGCCAGATCACGGTGACTGCCGAAAACCAGAAGCGCGGCAAGGCGTCCAAGACATTTTATGTGCCGGAGATTGACACCGGAAGGATTGAGGCCAAACTGGAGGATGGCATCCTGACTGTTACCGCGTTCCAGCCGGAAACAGCGCTACCCAAGAGGATTGAAATCAAGTAAGACGGGCAAAAAGATTTCGCCCATTTTCGCGCTAATTCAGCGGATTCCGCCGGGTTAGCGCGTTTTTGCGGCCAGTTCGCGACATTGAGCCGCCTCGAATTCCGTCAGCTCGCGACCGGTCCCGTCATCGGGGAAAGATGCAAACAGCTCTGAAAAAGGTGTTTCCGGCTGGTCCACCAATTCCGGCATTCCGCCCACCAAGCGGTCCAAAGTTATGGCCGCCTCGTATAATGTGACCTGAAAGAATTCGCGCCCTTCATTGACGCGGCGATCCTCAAAGAATTCATGCAACTCCCGCTCCGCCAGATTCACGTCTGGCACCCGCCGGGAGTAGGCCACAAAAAAGGGAGTGGGAGAGGATGTGGAGGCCGACAACTGTTTCATTCTCAGGTCCGGGTCATGGGTGGTAGCCCCGATTTTCAGGAGACCGGCCGCCGAAAGGGTAGAGGAAGTCGCGATATAGACGAAACCGGGAGAACCGGAGGAGATAGAACTCATGTAATAGGGTTGAAAAACAGTGTGATTACCCTTTTTACCCCAATTGGGACAGGAGTCAAGCGTTTTCCATACTGTCACATGTTTTTCCAAGAAGGGTCAGGAATCAAGTGTAACCTTGGGCGTGGCGAAGTCTTTGCAGACCTCCGGTCTGTAGAAAAAAGCGCCGCAAATCATATACCAATCCTCTATGTCCAAGAAAAAGGCTCGTAAGGCGGTCCCGCAGGCAAGCGGGAATAGCGGCGCAGCAACGGATAAATCCACCAAAGTCCCGCAGAGGGACAAAATCGGATTTGACCTCTCCATATCCCAAAGAGCGGATTTAACGGACAAGCAGAAGGAGTTGATACACCTGATTCTGGATAAAAATACAAAGGTAGTCTTCCTTTCGGGTCCCGCCGGCACGTCCAAAACCTATGTCTCGGTATTAGCTGGTCTTATGCTGATGCAGAAACGTGCGGTTTCCGATATCCTGTATATCCGCTCTGTCGTAGAAAGCGCGTCTAGGTCTCTTGGCTACCTACCCGGAGAGGCTGGCATGAAGATGGAGCCTTACACTCGACCACTTCACGATAAAATGGAGGAAATGCTGCCGAAATGTGAGGTAGATAGACTGGTTAAGGAGAACAGGATTGAGGGTATTCCCGTTAATTTCCTGAGAGGCGCTTCGTTTAACGCTAAGTTCATAATTTCAGACGAAAGCCAGAACGAAACTCGCGAGGAATTATTGACAATTCTCACCCGTGTCGGCCAGTTCTCAAAAATCGTGATTTGCGGCGATCCTAGCCAGTCCGATATCGGTTCCAAGTCCGCTTTCCAAAAGACTTTTGACATGTTCAATGATGAAGAGAGCCGGGAGAATGGAATCCACTGCTTCTCCTTCACAAAAGACGACATTGTCCGGTCCAAGATCGTGAAATATATCGTGGAAAGATTTGAACGGAAAGAAATGGCCTCCGTCAAAAACGAGCCCATGTTTCCACCCAAATAATGACATAAAAATCCATCGGATATAGGTGTAACCAGTGGTGAGAATACAGTCTTTTCCACCTCTTCCATTTTACACCCATGCCCTTTGCATCCGATTACAACCCTGTTACTCCTTATTTTGCCGTCGTAACCGCCGGGCAGACCCAGATTCCGGCTGGTGCCGTAACCTTCTCTGTCACAGTGGTTTCAGGGGCAGCTGTGGTGAATGGGTCCGCGCCGATTTGGGCTCCCACACAGATCGAGAGCCATATTGGGACTCCGGTCCTTTTGAATGTCGGCGCGACCGGGAGCAATGTAGTCGTGTTTTACCAGAAGTAAAGCCCGTCTCCCCAAAATAGCGGTCAAACCCCAGCTGGAATACGTGTAACTACATAGGCGACCACATCGCAAGGTCTGGCCGCAGGTAAGGTCAATTCATTTTACACGAATCCCATGGCTACGATAAATTTTTCCATACCGACCGCGTTAAGTGTCGCGGGCACCACCACTCTTAGTGCCACGACCTCCTCATTGGCGCGGCTGGATGCGTCCGGCGTCGTTTCTACTACCACTCTACAGTCCAACCTCTCGCTTTCGGCCGGGACTTTGTCGCTGTCTTCGACGCTGACCTCCATCAATTCCGTTACCTCTGTAGCGGGGCAGAATCTGGTGCTGGCCTTGGGGACCGGGGGCACGGCTCTGACGTTGGCGAACAGCACGTTGGCCGCGACGTTTGCGGGCACTGTTACGGCGTCGGGCGGGACCATCGCAGCCGACCACGCCAGTCTTCCGATTCTCCGGGTTTTAACAGCCGGCACATCCATAGGCTCATTTTCTGCCTTTGGCGGTGATGTGTTCATTGCCGTAGACCAAAACGCCAACGGCAACATGATCTTCCGCCGCAATAGTGGCACGGAAGCTATGCGTATTGCCGGGTCTAACGGCGCGGTCAGTATCGCCTCCACCACCGCCGCGACCAACACCACCACCGGCGCCCTAGTCGTCAGCGGTGGGGTTGGGATTGCGGGGGCGGCTTATATTGGGGGGCTTCTCGATGTCGTAGGCAACGCTACGTTCCAAGGCACGAACGTTCAAGTGAATGGCCGCGTAATCGGACAGAGCACTCTTACCCTTACCAGCAACGGCGCGAACGCAGTAAATATCCAAGTCAACGGGGTGAATTCCATCACCACCTCGTCAGCCGGAGCCATCACCCTCGGTTCCGCCTCCTCCATCACCGCCGCCTCCGCGACCAACCTGACTCTGGCCGGCGGGTCATCGGGCGCGAGTCTGGTCCTCGGTCAAGGCACCGGAGGAATCGGCACGTTCAACGCCCCCACCGGCCAAGATGCCCTTTTCAAAGTCGCGACTACTGGCGATAACGTCAAATCGGCGAATCTTCAGCTGACTAATGCAGCCGGGACCAGCTGGTATGTCGCCATCGGTGGCTCCACTTCCGGGACCTCGCAGATACGGAACAACCTTTATTTTTTCAATAGCACTGAAAAAGGAGTGATGACCACAACCGGGAATTTTCTCTGGGGTGGCAATAATGATATCAGCGGCAGCGGCGGGCTCAAGGTGTTCGGCACCACGGCG